TTGGACGATAAAACTGTGGAATTGCAGTCCGAGGTAGATCGGCTAGCAGCAAAGCTAGGTGTCGAACCTTTGTCTGTCGGCGTCATCCGAACGAACGATGACTACAATATTTTCATCGACGAAAACGGCTTCTACCATTACGCATACTACGAGCGAGGTCAGCTGCGCTTTGACAGGGTGGGCGACCTCGATGACGTTCTTTATTGGTACAGCAATAGCATAGTTTTTAGTATGGCATCGAGATCCACGGGTAATAGGGCCGATTTGTTCTATTCCGAGTATCAGATGATGGAAAGATTAAATCCCGGATGGGGAAAGCGACGTGTCCGAGATACAGCCAGTATGTTTCGAAGGAATAAGACGCCGGAAGATATCGCGTTGCTTCCCGACATCGGTGAGGAGCTGTAGTCCGTTCAGTCTGGCTGTGCCTCGTATCCAGTCAGTGAGCGTCTGATAGGCCGCAGCTACATCCTCAGTCACGCTGTGCAGATTACGCCCGGATGATGGTTCACCATTGGGTGATGACCGCGATCAAGCGTTTTCAGAAGACCGGCACATGCGTCACCTGCGACGGCGCGATCCACTTTTACCCTGCGCCGGTGACCGATGAACAGGCAATCGCCGAGGGCGACAACCCCAGCGGCCAATGGACACACCTCGACACGTCCGACTGGATCGACAACCCACACGACGCCGAACCGGGCCCGCAGTCGGCATAAATGCCGGTATATTTTCCCGCCCTTACATCACCGGCGTGAATCGTTCGACGACTGTCAGGTCGATTGTGGGCGGTGTCCATGTCGGCTCGGTCGTGAAGTCGCTGATGGTCGGCGCGACAAACCAGAACGACTCGAAGGTGTGTTCCTTGCCCAAGACCTTCATGGTCCCGAACTGCACTTGGTAAACGAGCTTGTATCCCGATGTCAGTTGCAGGGCAGGTGAATTCGCGATCATGTCCAGTCCGACGCTGGCGCGCTGCTGATCGATTTCGGTCGGTGTCGGGTTCTCCCCTGCCGGCGCGTCGAGCCGCGGCAGCTTCAAGACCCCGTTTTCGATCCTGGCGTCGAACGGCACGAGTAGCAGCGTGATGGGCGGTGTGTGTGCGGTCAGCCGGAACTGCGGCTCGGGCGGGTCCAGCTTGTTGTCCGGGCCCGCGATCCGGGGTGTGAATGTCACCGCGCCCCACGGTTTGAAATGGTCCGGACGGTAGCCGCTGTCGAGAGTGTCGGGGACGATGTTGCCGTACAGGCCAACACATTTGAACCACGGAATGTCGTTGATGTCAGCCATGGGTGGTCAACCTCCGAGGCGCTTGACGAGCGCAATATGTGAGTCCTGCAACGACTGCACGTTCGACTGAATCAGTTCCACGCTGCTGGCGAGTAGGTCGATTTTGCGGTTCATGCCGTCGAAGTCGTCGCGGTACTTGGTGGGATGCCCGTTTTGGACCTGTTCTTTTGTCGCTGTAGCGGCTTCGGCTGCAACCGCCACCGTCTGGTGCACCTCCGTCAGGCGTTCCCGGTCTTCGTTTCGCCCTCTCCAGAACACGAGTAGCGCCGCGACCGCCGCGATTGTCGGCGGAACGGTCACGATCGCGGCGACCAGCAAGTCCCAGATGTCGTTTGCATCAAACGGTGTCAGGTCGGGCACTACCCGCGGCCCCCGGCCAGGAACGACGCGGTGCGTGGTGCGTCGGCGCCCTCGGTGCGGCGGCTGGCCAGCAGCGACGAGCACACCGACACCAGAACAGCTGTCGCGACCGCAGCGGCCGTGAACCGCCAGTCGACAGTGGCGACGGTCTTGTCGCCGACGAACACACCCATCAGTGCAGCGGCGGCAGCACGTAGCGCGCGCTCGCCCAGCTCTCTCCAGAATGCCCAGGTGTACATGATGATTGCCTCTCCTATTGCAGTTGTGCAGCGACGTCGAACGGAAATCCTTGGTTCCAGTTCGCCCACGTGCCCGGCAGCAGGAACAGGGTGCAGCCGCCGGGCGCGACGCGGCGGATGGTGGCGGCTGCGTGGTCGACGGCGGTCAGGCCGTCCCACAGCGCATAGGCGGGGTCGCCGTACTTGCCGTGCGCGTTGGTGGCCACGAACTTGATGGCGTCGAACAGCAGGCGCACAAGATCGGGCAGGATCGCGAACAGCTGCAACGGATTGAGCAAGGCGCCGACCGTACCGAGCGGCCCCGAGGTCATCATGCCCGCCAGCCCGGCCAGCACCCCGGCCAGCGGGTCGGTGCTGGGGGTCTGTCCGATGAGCTGTTGAAATGCTTGCTTCGGGAACTCGGTGAACAGGTAGATCGCGAATTCCATGGTCAGCTCTGCGCGGGTGAGCACCTGGTAGAGCAGGAACAGCAGACCGCGGGCCCGCGGGTACCAGTCACCGTCGATCGAGTACGACCAGTACCGGTCTCGCACCCACGGTGGCTGCGGCGATTTGGAGATGCCCTCGCCGGGATCATCGCCAAGCAAGCTGCCCTCGGCGGGCATCGACGGGTCACCGAAAGTGCTCACCCCGACGACGTACGGGCGCCATTCGGGCGGCATGGCCTCCAGGATCTTGCGCACTGAATCGCCGCCCATGCTGTAGCCGAGAAGCCAGATCGGGGTGCCCGCCATCGGCCGGTACAGGCGCATGGCCTCGTCACGGAAATCGTTGGTGGCCTTGACGAAACTATGCGCGGTAGGCGGGTTCAGGAACGCCCGCGAATCGGCCCACACGCCCTGGATCGGATACTTGGACTGCGGCGGGTTGGCGGGGGCTTCGACGTAGGCGCCGATGGCCTTGCGCACGTCGAGGTTCGCGACACCGTCACTGCGCAACGGGGTGGCGATTCCCATGCGCGCCAGCCGTTCCCGCTCGCGGGCATCGCTGTTCATGAACGCCGTCAGATCCCGCACCGCCTGCGCGGTGCCCGCGGTGTACGTGCGATCCACGGCGACGCCGTGCTCGATGGCGTGACTGTTTTTCGGGTAGGCGTGCACGAGGCGGCGTTCGATCGGCGTCACCGCGTCGGATACGTCGCCTTCGCCGTAACCGATCCACCTCCCGTCAGGCCCGTTCATGCGGCAGCCTTCTCGGCGTCGAGCCACGCTTCGATGTCATCGGCGGCAACAGCTTTCTTGGTCTTGCTGATGCTGGCCAGCAGCGTCTTGGCGAGCTTGGCGTCTTCCTGCCGGTCCGGGTACTTGCCGGGCGCGTCGGCTGCGGTCGACACCTCCCAGAGCAGCGCGATCGAGGGTGTGTGACCTTCCTTGGCCAGCGTCACTACTGCGGTCACGTGCTGGTTGGCGTCGATGGCGCGCGCCAGGTTGGCGCGGGTATTCACGTTGCCTTCCCCGAGGTGCCGCAGCGGCGAGGCCGACGGGATCGGGGCGTTCTGCGCTCGAACGTAATCGATGACTTCCTGCCATTCCGATTGTGGTACCTGGGCCATGTCTTCATCTCCTGTGCTGGTGTCGAGGTAGAGGCGGACGCGCCGGATCAGCTCGTCCCACGGGAAGTCCGGGCCCGGGTCGGTGTGTCCGCCGCCCCAGCTACCGAAGTCGCGGTGCCCGCAGATACCGTCACGGCCCCAAGGGATTCCGCTGCCGCCGATGTAGTCAGCGGGTATGTCGTAGGTGCGGCACAACCACGCGATCAGCTGCGCGGTCCGCGTCAGCTGGAGGTCTTCGTTCTTGCCGTCGCGGGCATCGGTTTCGAGCCACTTGCCGCGGTCCCAGCCCGAATAGGAACCGGCCATGCAGATGTGAAATGCATACGGGTTGGCGTTGACCGCCGACCACGGGGTGTCGTCCCAATTCACGGTCAGCACAGTTTCGGTGTCGTCGACGCACGCGTTGTACGACACCGCCCCCGACGTGCCCTGAGTGGAAATCAGGAACCCGGCCAGATCCCACGCCGAACGCCCACCTTCCTGCGTGTGCACCACGATCCAGCGCGGCGTCTTACCGCCGCGGCCGACGTACCGATTCGACGTCAGCCGCGAACGCGTGATCGGGCTGCCCGTGCCGATCGGCGGCAGCGGAGGGTTCGGAGTGACAGGCCCTTGCGCAAGCGCACGCCGCAGCACCGCCCAGGCTTCGTCCCAGCGCTGCGCGTACCGGTCCGGGTACCCCGATCGTTGCACCCGCTGCACGAACTCCCCCGCCAACTTCGGGTTTCCGGCAGCACGCCCATAGTCATCGGCCAGCCGTGTCTGAAACACATCGACCGCCAACGCCAGCGTCATCCGCGAACGCATCGGCCCCCACCAGTTGTCGCTGCCCGACACCACCTCACCGGCGGCGCCGTTCTGCTGCTGCAAGTAGCCCACCGAGCGTCCATCATCAGACTGCGCATCGTGCGGATAGTTCTTCGACGTCGGATCATTGGCATTCCACGGACACCACCACTGCCGAACCCCGTTGTCGTCGGCGGCGCCGGCCTCGACGTCGATGCACATCAGCGTCAGCACCGAGGCGAGTTCATCGAGACCACGGGCCAGCGACACCGCGTGCACCTCGCGGGCAATCTGCTCACGGGTGCGCAGCGGGCCGTCGGGCCGGAACCACACGAAACTCATGGCCTCGGGCCGAATCCCAGGAATTGGCGCATCAACTCCGGTAGCAGTTTCGCGACGCGTTCGGCCAGGCCGTCGAGCGCCTTGTCATCCCACTGCCACGGTGTCAGGTTCGTCAACGAGTCGACGAATTTGGGCAGTGCGCTACCGATCTTCGTCGCGACAGCCGCCGCGGCCTCGTCGCCGACCTCGGGATGCTCGTGAAAGTATTCGCGGGTGGCTTCGATGGCCGTCTTGATGAGCCATTTGACGATGGGTTTCATGGTGTCTCGCTTTCCGTTTCGGAAGGTAGCGCCGCGCGGGTGTTGATGCCGCGCAGCCTCACCAGCCGAACCTGCCTCGCGCCTCGGTGATTCGCGGATCGCGCGGGCGCTCGCCGGGCGCAAAGCGGGTTACGACAACGAATGTCGCAATTCCGGTGGCCCCGGCGAGCGCCATGCATAGCGCGATGACCCTCACTACGGACATTAGAGTCGGCCAATCTTGCCGGGGCCGTTGTCCCAGACGATGTTGATATCACCGCCGTTGGGCGTCACGGGGAGACCTGAGGCGGTGTCTAGGTAGTAGATCAGCCGGGAGGTTCCTGCCGTGCCGGTGTCTTTGAAGATCACGACCGCTTCTCCGCTGAGCCCGGTGACAGCGGGCCAGGAAGCATCGGCGGCGTCGAGCACGCCGAGGACGTTCGTCTTGCCCGTGAGCGCGGCCGAGGTGACGATACGGGCACCGGAGGGGATGTCCGAGAGGAATTCGTGGGTGGCCGCGTTCAGGGTGTAGGTGCCGGTGTCGATGAGGACGGCCTTGATGGTGTCGGCAGGCCAGTTGATTTGCGCGTTGCCGAATGCCTCGTATGCCTTGTCGTACATGATGTTTGCCATTTGGATACTTCTCTCTTTCTGGTTGTGTCAACTGAGCACGACGGCTGCCGCGCCCCAGTTCACGGAGGTGTTGGCGATGGTGAAAGTTGTTGATTCGTCGGCAACATTGACGGTCATGAAGACCTGGCCGGCAGAGGGCGTCAGCCACAGAGCCGCCCCGCCCGCGGTCCCGGCCGGGGCTGCGCTGGTGATGAATATCTGCACGATCAGCTGGTCGGCTGCGCAGGTGACGGACTGTGTGGGTTGCGATGAGGTCGCCGAGGTCTTGGTCACGGTGCCCGAAGGCGCGGTAACCCCGGATACGGCCAATCCGAAGGCACGCCACCAGTTGCCGCCGGTGGCCGTCACAGAGACCGTCTTGGCGCCGGCCGAGGCCATCGCCGCGGCGCTGCGGTAGATCTTGATGAACCCCGTCGCCGATCCGGCATTCCAGGTCAGGGTGTCCATCAACGTCATCGCGGTACCGGCGCAGGTGACCGCCGAGGGATCACCCGGCCCGGTTTGTCCGACGATCGCGTAAACGTAATCGCCGACTGCGGTGTAGACGTCGAATGTCTTGGTGCCGTTGATGCCGTCGGCGTCCGTGCCGGTGCTGTACTTCGGGATAGGCCCGGTGGGGGCTACCGCGCACAAGGGAACGCCGAGCGCGGCCCAGTCGCGGGTCGCGCTGAGCGTGCCACCGAATGTTGTGGCCGCGTCGGCGTCACGCACCGATTGGGTCAAGAACCCCACGTTGTCGAGGTAGCGGCTGGTGCCGCCGGACAGCGCCGACAAGGTGGTGCTGTTCTGTCCGGGGGTGAACGCGTGCACGGTGCGCCCGTTGAGCGGCACGGTGACCGGCAGGGAGAACGATGTTCCGTTGCCGACAGCGGATTTCGCGGGCCGAAAGCCTTGCGCGCCGGCGTAGGACACGGCCACGGCCTGCCCCCAGCTCGAACCGGTCTTGTTGATATTGATCGTGGCGCTACCGGCGGCGACGTTCCTGATGAGGTAGGCCGCGATCAACACACCGTTGGACAGTGCTTGCCCGGCACAGATCATCGGCAGGTTGCTTGCCCCGTAAGTCGCCGACGAGACCGCCCCCGATCCCAGCGAGTAGCACACCAGCACGTCATCACCAGCATTGGGTGAAATGGTGCACGTCGCCGGCGAGCTGGTTGTCTCGGTGCCAACGCCTTGGGTGTTGTAGTTGACCGAGGCGGGCTGAGTGATCGTCGGCGTGCCAACAGCCACCCGTGACGCAACACTGGTGGGCGCGATGGTGACCGGGCCTGGTATCAGGGTGGGGGTGCCGACAGCAGCACGTGACGGGACTGCGGTCGGCTTGACCACGTAGGCAACGCTCGGGGTGCCCACCGCGGCGCGGGAGGGTACGGCGGCAGGTTTGATGACCTGCGCCAGGCTCGGGGTACCGACCGCCACCCGCGAGGGCACGGCGGTCGGACTGATCGTGACCGGCCCGACGGTGACGGTCGGGGTGCCCACCGCGGCACGCGACGGAACGCTGGCCGGGGCGACGATCGCAATCAAGCTCGGGGTACCGACGGCGACGCGTGACGGCACGCTTGTGGGCCGGATGTCTTGCGGCCAGGTGATCGTCGGCGTGCCCACCGCTACCCGAGAGGGAACGCTCGTGGGCCGGATCGTCAGTGGCCCTGTGGTGATCGTCGGGGTACCGACCGCGACGCGCGACGGAACGCTCGTGGGGGTGATGCGGAATCGGCCGTACCATTTGCCGCCGGTTCGTGCAGTTGTTGTGGTCATCACGCCGTCCTTATCGCGCAGAAACCAGCCCCGCCCGGACGGCCTGCCCGCGCGTTGCCGCCGACACCGCCGTCGCCGCCACCGCCACCGCCACCGGGGCTGTTGCCGTTGGTGTCTTTCGGTGCTGCCAAGCCGCCGACGAACAGGCGCCCGAAGAACGGGTAGTTAACCTGCGCCTCGCCGACGGGATCGCGGTTGAAGAACCCGCCATAGGCCAGGCGCCCGCCCGCCCCGCCTGGAATGTTCAACAGCACCGTGCCCGGTGCGGTCGATAGCCGCACAATCAAGGCCTCACCGGGGCTGCCGTTGGTTTCCCTGCTCGGCGAGCCCGCGCCCGGCGCCGGAACGTACACGTCCAAACCGGGCACGTCCCAGGGAATCCCGACGCCACGCTCCAAACTCAGTGCCGACCAGGTGCCGCGCCGGCCCCCCTCGCCTGGCTTGTCCCAGCCGCCGTCGCCGCCACCACCGCCGCCACCGGCGCTCGATCCCGCGATGTAGACGTAGCGTGAATCGGTGCCGAACAGGTAGGTGTACCAGCCCGGCGCGGTGTAGTCGGTCCACGGTGAATCCAACAGGGTCTCTCCGAGTGCACCCCACGCCGGTGCGGACTCCGAACGCACGATCGCCCCCGAGATGGTGGCCGGAAGCCCTGTGCCGGTGTTGTTCTTCTCGGTGATGTAGGTCGGGACCGGCTGCACCACCTCGGTCACTTGCAGCAGCGAGGGCGTGGTGAACATCTGCCCAGCGGTGCCGCCAACCTGGCGTACGGCGATGAACACCGTTTCACCGCGCCCGACCGACACACCACCGGGAATGGCGAACGTCTGCACTTTCGATGCGGTCAGTGCTGATTTCTTATCGCCGAGGTCGACTGTGCGGGTCAGTGTTCCGTCGTATTCGATCTTGTACACCCCGACATAGAGGTTGGTCATCGCGTTGCCGACCAGCCCGAACTTGAGGGCCTTGTAGACCCGGTCGGTGTCCGGGGTGATCGGAATGTAGGTGATGTCCCCCAAGGCCGGGGTGAACATCGTTTGCGCCATGGCAATCGCGAACGACACATCGTCGTGGGTTCCAGTGGAAACCCACCGCGGGCTGCGACGTGGCCGGATCACCATCGACGAGGCGAACTGCGCTGCGGCGTTCGCGTCGCTGGCGACCGCGGTGACATGCGCCGAAGCGGTTTTGACATCATCGGGGGTCTTGCCGGTGGCGTTGGCACCAAAAACCCCGTTCCAGAACGCATCCCAGGTCTTCTGTACATCCTCGGCGAAGTCCTGCCCGCCCTCGACCAGGCTTTTCAGTAAGTCCGGAGGGATCTTGTTCGTCTTGTGCGGAGTCACATTCGAGAACCACACGTCCCCGGACAGGGCGCCCGAATCAAGCTCAATCAGCGCCGCGGCCCGTGCTACCCCAGTCGGCACGATCCAATCCGTGGTGGGGATCCCTTGCCATGACGAGGACGGTGTCGACGGCTGAATCTGTCCTCGGATCACATCTGGCAGCACGTTGCCGGCCGCGTCCCACACCGCGAACCCGACCTTGATCGGATTCGAACCTGGTGTCGCGGTGAGGCCCGACCAGCGTGTGCCTGCGGGCAGTTTCACGACGTTACCTGGTACGACGTCGAAGATTTCGCCGCGCACCGACTGCTGTGTGCCGTTGGCTGTCATCTTGCCGGCACCGCCGGATTCCCAACCAGCGGCGCCCGGATCCCACTGCATGAAGGGGTTTCCGGCGATACTGTCCGCGGTCAGGAATTCCCCGGCCCCGCGCGTCAAGTCCTCGACGACATCGGCGATCCACGACGACGGCAGCAGGCCATTGAACCCGAGCGCATTACCGGCCAACTCAACGATCTTGGCCAGGATCGCGCCGGGATTGTCAAGGTCGATCCCATCGAGCGCGCTTTTCAGTTCGTCAAGATCTAGACCGGTGAATTCGTGGATGCGTTCGACAACATCGTCGAGAGCCCCCGAGATGGCGCCGCGGATTCCGTCGCCGGCCTGTTTGGTGGTGTCGCCGAGCGCCGATTGCCAATCCAACTGCGAGCGCAGCGGATTGTGTAGCGAGGTGGCACCGGCACCCCGCTTCTCTGGGAACCTATCGACGCTGCGTGGCATCAGCTCACCGGGAACATGCTCAGCGACATGTGGGCGCCGGGGGTGGAGAACACCACCGATCCGCTACCACCGATCCGGTACAGCAGCACGTAATAGACCATGGACGTGTTGGCGGGGATGCGGCCTTCACCGGAGTCGGGTCCGATCGCGCGCGCCGGATAGCCGGTGTCGGACCACTGTTCGCGGACGTGCGCGATGGTTTCCGCGTCCAGGGTGCTCGGGTCGTACAAGGCGCGAGCGCACAGGGTTCCGGTTTCCGGTGCGCTGGTAGAGCCCTGAGGCAGGGCCCGCACCTGAACTTCGATCTGCGCGTTGTTGAACAGGCCGCTTCGTTTCCACCGGAGATGCCCGTCGAACTCGGGGTAGTACGGTAACGGCTGCCCCGGAACGATGAGCGTGGCAACGATATTCCAGGTCGATCCGTAGGTGCCGCCGGTAAACGACTGTTCGGGGATGCTGAGTTTCTTGACGGTGCCGACCGGGCTGCCGCCGCGGATACCGCCCGCACCGCCGGCCAGGGTCGAGTCGTAGATCAGAGATTGACCGTCCTCGATGGGCCCGACGAAATCGTCGGCCTCTAGGATTTTCGCGTTGTCGCCCTTGGGTCCGGGAATGAGCGGGATGTCGATCGCGAACGTCGGCTCCAGCGTGGTACCACCGGGTGTGACGTCCAGGTTCAGCGGGTAGGTGATGCCGCCAGAGGGCGGCGCGACACCACGTGCTGTCATGTGCAGGTTCGGGGTGGGGCCGGGCGGTCCGGGGATCGCGCCCAAGATGATTCGCCAGCCGTTGCCGTCCCAGACATGCCAGTAACCGGCGATGTACCAGGCCATTCCGGCGTCGGCGTCAACGAGGTCGTCGGGCAGATCCACGGGCAAGTTGATGGTCGAGCCCCACTGCGGGCGCCAGAACGGCGACATGTCGCCGCGGTCACCCTTCTCGCCCTTGATGGCGTCCAAGACGATGTTGTCTTCGCCGGGCATCAGCGTGAAGGTGCCGATGATCGTTTGCGGGTCGCCGGGATTGCGGGGCGCCGCATAGAACAGGGTGCGGATTACTCTTTCGCCCAGAAAGATTGGCTCGGTGGGGATGAGTGCAGACGTCACGGCATGTCCTCCTTGGTGTCGTCCAGGTCTTCGGGTTGTTCGTCGTCGGTGTCGGCCAGCCGCCCGGAGTACTCGTCGCGGTCCTCGACTGGAACCTCGGCGCGGCCACGGTCGTAGACGCGTTGTCCCTTGCGTTTGACCATGTCGATCAGCGCGTCGCGCACTTCCGGATCCAGCTCGTCAATCTCGCGTGCGCGGGCGCGTGCCTCGCGGCGCGCATCCCTGTTGCGGTCTCGCGGTGTGTCGTCCTTTTTCACGACCCACTCGACGGCGTCGACCAGTCGCCCGGTTTCATCCGGCAGCCGCCGCGCCCGGATGAACGCCGCGTCTTCATCGACGTCGACGCCGGCCAGCGCGCCGTGAAACATCAACTGCTGCAAATGGTCCTCGGGTAGTCCGAGCCCCCAGCCGTTCGGGCCGACCGCGTCGCGGAACGCCGCGCACAACCGGTCCTGGCGCGCGAGGATGACATCGACCTCAGCTTTGGTGAACTTGCGGTCGTACGGGAATTTCGGGAATACCTTGCCTTGCTTCTGGTTTCGTCTGCTCATCAGAACATGTCCCCGCTTCCTGCCAGGAGTGCCGCGAAGTTCGCGACGTTGCCGATAGTGCGGAACCCGCGCGCGACGGGGTCTTCGTCGCGGGAGTCGTCGCCGAACGACACCGTGGGCCGTCCTGCCGTGGTGCGGTCGCCTTCACCCTTGATCGCCATGATTTGGTCGGTGTAGACCACGCCCCGGATTTCCGCTGAGACGCGGTCGCCGAGCCAGAAGTCTTCGCCGAGGATGTAGGGCTGCCCGTCGCCGACGTCGAACTTCATCGACCGGTACGCCTTCATTTCGAAGTCGCCGGCGGCTAGCTCTTGTATGGCGTTGATGACGTATGCGGTGCCGCCCGGATTCTTGAAATACTCACGGAACGCGTAACTTCCGGCTTTGGCCGATCGCAGCGGGTTGACGTAGCGCATGAACGCCAGGAACACGTCGTCGAGCTGGCCTTGGTACAGGTTGTCCAAACCTTCGACGCCAGCGGCCTCGACGCCCATGATCACTTGGGCCAGTTGGGATATGCCGTAGCGGATCGCGAATGTAATTGCCTGGTTGACCCATTGGGGGCTCTTGCCGCCGACGATGATGTCGGTGGCGCGGCTCTTGTAGATCCGCAGTTTGCGGCGCCGGATGTTGCCGTAGCCGACGTCTCGGTACACGAACGGTGGCGGCTTCGGGGAAACCAGCATCAGTTTCCGGAAGAACGGGTCGACCTCGCCGTCGTGGTCGGCGTCGATCGGGATCAGGGTCTCGGTGATCAGGTCATCGAGGGTCGCGGCGAACAGGTTGATCGCGCCGTCGAGCATGGTGCCCGTCGGGCCGGTCACACCGGACTTGTCTTCGAAGCTCAGGATCACGCATGCGCGTGTGGGCTTGAGGATTTCGGCCAGTTCGGGGCCGAACATCGTGTACGGGGCCGGATCGCCGGGAAGCCAGGTGTAGGCGCGGCAGATGACGCCGGCGTCCTTCATCACCGGCGACAACACGGTGTGCGCGTCCTTCCAGCGTGAACCGATTGTGCACCAACGTGATTGGTCGAACAGCCCAGCCACAGGCATGATCTGCACCGGCCAATTGAGCGGTGAGAGGTTTTGCAGCCATGTTTCCGGGGCGAAGATGTTGCGCGGCACCGGGAAGAATCCGTTGAGCGTGAACAGCCGAATGCAGTTGAAGAACATGGCCGTTGCGCAGGTGGTGACCGTGGGGCCACCCCACAGGAACATCTTGGGCAGCTGCACCTCCATGGGAAAAATGGGATTGGCTGCGAGGTAGATTCCCTTGAGGTGGCGTCGATTTGAGATGCACTTAAGTGTTGTGACGGCAGCCTTTCCGGCTTCTTCGTCGTCCTCGATGACCATGACCTTGCCGCCCCAGCGGGTCCGGAAATCGTGCGGCTTGTCCGGGTCGGGGTCGATCGTGATGTGAATGTCTTCGTCGTCGCCGATCTGGTAGGTGATGATTTCGCGTAGCCAGTCGTTGGCCTTGCCGGAAAATGTGATGTTGGCTTCGCCGTCCTCGGTGGCCAGCTCTTCCCAATCCCACTTATCGAGGTTTTCGACGCGCGCGATGTACCGGAACTCTTTGTCCCACAGTCGAACCAGTGGGGCTTTGGTGCGCCGGTTCATGTACGCCCAGCGGCGCTCCAGCAGATGCATCCGCATCTCGGGGGTGAACTCGCCCGCCAATGTTTTCGGGTCGAGCGTCATCGTCGGCGCGGTCATGCCAGAGCGCTTTCGAAGCGTTGCGGCAGCTGGCACCAGATCTTGCCGCCAGGCTGGTTATGTGAGACCGGGATCGTCGCGACCGTGCGCGGCGGGATCGGAATCGAGAACCCTTGGCCCCGGAACCGCTGCAGCAGCGGCAACCCGGTATCGCCGTACTCCCCCAAAATCCAGTTCAGCAGCTCGCTATTGCGGATGAATTTCTTGAGCAGGTTGTCCGGCGGATCCTGGGCGGTAATCGCGATCCGGTGCGCGGGATCGGTGTCGATAATGCAGTGCTCGCCGGGATTGAGTTCCGGCACATCGATCATGTTCGCGTCACGGGTGCGGGTGAACGTGCCCAAGAACTCGTCGACGAACGGGATCCCGAACAGGCGTGAAAGTTTCGGCCAGTCATCGAACGGGTTCTCTTCGCCCGACACGATCGCGTTCGGGCCATCACCAAGACGCACCTTCGACGGCGCGGTCTTGGATGCCTGCACAAAGAAAATCGGCCACGCCGGCTCGGTGGAGCGGTTCGCGATCCGAATGAATCCCAGGCTCGGCCCACCGGGTGGACGCACGAACGGCGGCGGCGAGGTGTCAGGGCGGTGCCAGCGCGGTTCACCGTCCGCGGCCAAGATAATCTCGTGTAGTGCGACGCGTTGCAGCGCCGGATCATCCGGGAGCGCGCATTTGGGCGCCTCCAACAGCTGCATCGGAATCCACAGCTGGCCGTGCCGACGAGTGGTGACCGTGAAGTATCCGGTCGCGTCCTTGCGGCAGCCGCGCCAGAACCGGGCCTCGGTGTCGTACCAGCCCAGCGACGAATCGGACATCAGGCCCAACGTGAACGAGATTTCCCGTCGGCCGTCGACGGTGCGTTCGAAGCGCGGCGGGCCGTAGGCGGGGGTGGTCCATATCCCTTCGAACGGGACGTGCACCATGCCGTCGATGGGGCCGGTGATGAATGCGCCCTCGCTGCCGGCGAGTTGCCCGGTGAGGGGCCAATACTGGCCGTCCGAGCCGATCCATGCGCACGAGACCGCTTCGCCGCGCGCGGCTTCGGACAGCTGCGACCAGGGCACGTTACGGCGTGGCCCGGTAAGTTGTGCGCTCGTCATTACGGGCCACCGCCGATGGGTTCGTGGGTCATCTGCCGCGGTGTGTTCAGCAGGACACGGCGGGTGCGGTCGGCGATCGACCGCTCGTCGCCCTGCGGGTTATTGATCGTGACGTTCAGCGATTGATCGACGGGCCCGTTGCCGACGCCCGGAGGCATCCCCGACCCCGGATGCGCCGTCCCGCCGGTGAGCGATGGCAACATCGACGACACTTCAGGCACCATCCCGAACGGCAAACCAGATGTGGCCCCGCCCCCGTCGAAGGCCGCGCCGCCGAACACGCCACTGGGACCGCCCAGACCACCGCCGCCACCACCACCGGCAAGGAGCCCGCCGGCGAACCCGGTGCCCTGCGAGGTGTACTTGATACCCAAGATGGCCTTGGCCAACTTGACGATGCCCAACTCTTCAATGTTCGGGAACACCGAACCGTCCAGGCCGAATGTTTCGGCGAAACCGCCGCCGATGATCCTGCCGATATCGGACAGGTCGTCGCCGCCCTTGCCCTTCTTGGATTCCTTGGCGGCAGTGAACTTTCCGCGCTGCGCCTCGGCCAGATCGGCTTGTGTGTCCTGGGCTTCGCGGCGCGCCTTGGCCGCATCGGCCTTCGCCTTCTCCAGCGCGTTATCGGCGGACAGCTTCTGCGATTCCGAGGCGTCGAAATCGAGTTCGCTTCTACGCGCCTCGGCGATCTTGACCTGCGCGTCCGCATCCTTGATGCGCTGCTGTGCATCGGCGGCGCGTTCCTCGGCTTCACGGACTTGCTTCGGGTCCGGGGCGTAGTAGCCGGGCCGGCCGTCTTCGTCGTAGCCCGGTGTCCCACGGCCGGTCTGATACCCGGCCCCGAACACGCTGCCGCCGCCGCGGCCACCGCCCGCACCGCCGCCACCACCGAAAAGTAGAGAACCGCCACCGACGCCACCGGATCCGCCGACACCTTCGCCGTAGAGGTTCGGCAGGTACATGTGTTGGTCGAATTGCGGACTGTCCGCGCCAGCAGCGCCGGCGCCCACCCGGAAGTCGCCGTGTGAGCCACCGGATTCGGCGGGTGTCCCGTCCGACAGCGTCAATGCCATGTGGCCGTCGTTGGGGTTCGGGCCGTGGTCGTACCAGCCGACCGTGATCGTTCCGGGCCCGCCCATTCCGCGCCGGAAACCGCGCGCCGATAGCCACTGCTCAGCGTTCTTGGTGGTCATCAGCGAGTCATCCGGAAGGCCCATCGCCCGGTTGATGACGCGAGCAGCCATGCCTGAGCAGTCATTGCGGCTGCCCTGGCTATACGGGGTACCCGTCAAGCTCAACGCGGCGATCACATCGGGCCCGCGGAACCCGCCAGTTTCAAATCCCCGGATAGCCCCGAGGCGCCGCCCGGTTTCCATCCAGATATCGATCGAGCGTTGACCACCGCCCAGCGGGATGAATGCCTCTCCGCGCGTGGATGGTTCGGCCCATTGCACTAAACCTGCACCGGACACGGGCGGCTGGATGAGCGCCTGGCTCGGTAGCTTGCCGTTGGCGAACGAGGCGACCGAATCCCACACGTCGAAGATCCCGCCACGGGCGCGTGGCGGCGGCAGGAACGGAATCCACGGCGCGTTGGCGTTCGCGTTGCCGCCCACGAACGGGCCCGTGACCGGGGTGGGTCCGGGGTTCTGCAGCATGTCGCGGAACAGCGCCCACTTATGCTCAGCCTCCGAAGTGTCGGCCGTGATCGGCACCTCGGCGGGCTTGTCGCGCTCGATCGACTTGCGCCACGACTCAAGGACTTTCTTGCCCTGATCGGTGTTGGCGGTGACCGTCACCGTGCCATCAGGCAAGGTTTCGACCTGCACACCGATATCGGCGAGCTTGCGGCGAACCTCGGGTGTGTTCTCCGAAATTTGGATGGTCTTGCCGTCCGGGATACTGGCTGTGGCTTCACCGAGCGCGGATGTGAATCTGGCTGCCGTGGCCATCTCTTCGCCGGTGGCCTGAATGCGTTTGCGCAAGTTGAACAGGCCGTCGGCTGTGCCGTCGAGCTTGTTGGCCAGGCCCCGCATGTTCTCGCCCCACGAGAACGCGTCCTCGGACAAGTCGTGCATCCGTTGTGCGCCAACCTTGTCCCCGGTCAGGGACGCGAACGCCGAGGCTGCCTTGAGCGTGAATCCGACTGTGTTGCCCAGCCCACCGACCAACAGCGACAGCGCATCGAGTGCGTCCGAGGCCATCCGCAGGATGGTTTCGCCGAACAAGATGACGCCTTGTGTGGCGGTGCTGAAGAATCCGATGACCTCGGGTTGGTGGGCTTGGACCCACACAGCGAGCGAGCCAAGACCATCGTTGACGAACGCGAACAGACTGGACGCCAACGGTTCCAGCGCCGCCGCGGTGTTGTTTTTGAAGATCTGCCACTTCTGCTCGAAGTCGTCGGTATCGGCTGCCGTGTCGTTGATCGAGGCGCCGGTCGAATCCAGCGCCGACTGCAACGTCTGCAAATCCAGCGCACCGGACTTGATGGCGTCGAAGAACTGCACGCCGCCCTTGGCGCCGAAGATCTTGTTGGTCAGGTTCAGCGCCTCGGCGTCGCGGCCAGCATCAGTCAACGCCTTGATCTGGGAAACGGTTTGCCGCAACGCGTCCGGCCCGGTGACACCCTGCGTCTTGGCCAGGGTGCCCAGGCTCTTGGTCAGCGCCATGACCGCCTTGTCGGCGTCCAACCCGCGCTCGTCCAACATGCCGATGAGTGCGGCGGACTGGCCGAAGGTGAACCCGAATTGGCGAAGCTGCGGGCCTCCCTTGGTGACCGTGGACAACAGTTCGTTGATGGGAATACCGGTGCGCTGCCAGGCCCCGAACAATGAATCGAGGGTTGCGACCTGGTCTTTGCCTTCGACCCCGAAGGATCGGAACGCCCGGCCCAGCCCGCGCACGTCGACCGCCTCACCGGTGAGCCTGCCCAGATTGGCGACCGATTTCGATACCGCGTCGAGCGTGGGGCCGGTCAGGTGCAGGTCGCGGTTGACCTCGCCGACAACCTTGCCGAGTTCGGCGAACGGCAGCGGCACCGAACGTCCAAGGTTCTTTACCGACACCTCGAGCGCGTCGAGCGCACCGCCGCTGGCGCCGGTGGTGATCTGCAGCTGGTCGAAGGTTTCGTCGAACTGCGCGCCCAGGTCGTACAACTCGCGGCCGAGTTTGATCGCGCCGGCGGCTGCCGCAGCCATCCCCGCGCCGACCGCTGTGCCCAAGGCCGCGGCAGCCAGTGAAGCCTTGCCCGCCAACCCTTCGTAGCTAAGACCCAAGTTGTCGAGGGCGTCGGCTCCGCTGTTGTGCCGTTTCAGTGACCGCTCGTAGTCGTCTTGGGCGGCTGTGGCCTCTTTGACCGCGCGAATTTCGTCGCGGCGGGCCTTGTTTCGGGCCTCGGTGGCCGCGACGATCCGGTCGTTGGATGCGCCGATCTTCTGTAGCCGCTGGAGTTTGGCTTCGGCGGTGGCCAGCTTGCCGGTCGCGTCAGCGGCCTTGTCTTGAATTTTGATGACGTTGTCGTAGGCGCGGGTCAACTGCGCTTCGGCGGACACGACACCGTCTGCGAGGTTCTTTCCGAAGGTCTTGCCAACCTTGGTTCCGAGTGCGCCCACGGAGCGGTTCAGCGCCGTCTGCGACTTCGATTCGATGTCGACGAACGACGGGATGACGGGGAGGGTGTAGTACCCGAAATCCATGCCTTGCGCCACGGTGTGGCTTCCGCCTTACCTCAGGTGCAGCACGTGCCGCACAATCCGCCGTAGCCACCTCGGCCACGGCTCGACATACAGAGGTGTTTCGATTTCGGTGATGTATTGGAATTGGTTGTCCCACAGACGGATGCGTGGGCGGCTTCTGATTCGGCGCCACGGATACCGCGTGGCGCCGGGCTTCACAGCGTGCACTCCTTCTTGACGACGTCGCGCACGTAGTCGACGAACTTGTCGAAGTCGTCGCCGGTCGGGCATTTCTCGACTAGTTGCTGCCATTGCTCCTCGCCGCCGAGCAGGGTCACCACGGCTTCGTAGTTGCGGCCGCGCGCGAAATCACGTAGGGCACTGACGGGCCAGCGGCCACGGCGCTTCGGGATGGTGAACTTCAGTCCCTCCCAGACCAGATCGACGGTCGCCTTATCGGGGTCGGTCTGGTCGTCGGCGGTTTCTGCGGACTTGTTGCGGGTGTTGTTGGCCATGGTGTTCAGCGTTTTCCTAGTTCGTGTCGCCGGTTCGCTACTGCCTGTTCCATAGCCGAGACCGCTGGCGCTGCGGGCGACGATTTCGCGGCGTACGCGGCTTGGCGTTCCTTCAAGTTAGCGACATGATCAGCTTTCGCTTGCATAGCTTCGAGAGCTTTTGCTACCTCATGAGGCCGCAGCGGGCGACCGGGATATATTTCCCCTGTAAGTGCTTGGTATACGGACGCAAGAATGAACATCTGTTCTGTCCATTGTTCTTTGCCACCGTTCTGGGCTCGCACGATCGAAGACGCCGGATCGAGACGGCGAATGTAGGTCCATATCCGGCGCAACGACAAAGTGCCCGTGAACCGTTCGGCATACTCCACACCCCAGAAGCGCCGCAGATCGCTGGCTAGATCGTCCTCGAATCGGTCCAAGATGTTGACCAATGTCGGTATCCCGCCGAACCATTGATCCGGCGCGGCCGGTGTTTCCGGCAGCCGCGACACCCCCACGGCGTCGGCCATCGCGTCGGAAAGCTCGCGGTAGTCATCGACCATCGCGTCGTCGTAGAGTCCGCATTCCTGCCCGTCCAGCAGGTAATCGACAGCGTTGAAAGGGTGTTCGCGTACAAGATTGAGCGGCCACACCTCCAGGTTCAGGGGAACCCGGATGGTGTGGCCGCGGAACTGTGCTTCGGCTTCGGTGGCGCCCAGCGCTTCTAGCCGCGCGGCCTCAGACGTTTTCGCCGCCACCTTCGCCATCGACCTCACCGTCGCCGGTATCGGCTTCGGTGTTCGGCATATCCGCTTCGGCGACGGTCACCGACTGCGACGTGCCGCGGCTTCGGCGCCCCCGCTTAACCTTCGGTTGTGCGGCGTCGGTGTCTTCGCCGTCCTCTGCCGGCTCGTAGGGCTTGGCCTCTTCCTTATCGATCAGCGCCGCAGCCGACACGTCGTCGACTGTGATGACTGAGCCCTTAAGGAATTCGGGCTTGTTGACAAGCAACTCGATCGTCTTCACTTCCAGTGCCCCTTTCTATGCGGCGGTCTGCTGCGCGGCGAACAGCTTGCGGGCAGAGTCCGGGAAGATCCGGCACTCGATTTCGCGGGGAGTCGCGTCGCCTTCAGCGTCCTTGATGTTCGGCGTCCAGAACCGCGCCGGCCGCTTGGAAATCTCACGCCGGATTTCGCCGCTGGCGGTGCGCTTCTCGAACGCCACATACTCGTAAAGCGGATTCGGCACAACGATTTCGGTTTCGGTCGAGCCGTTCCACAGGATCCGCTGCATCGCCGGGTTGTCCTCCAGCGCGGACACCTTGCGGGTGAGCTTGAAGTCCTTCGATGCAACGATGATCGAGCCGTAACCCCATGCCGTGATGTCCTTCTCGTCCCATTCGCGCTGAGTGTCGATACCCGCATCGCCCACCAGCAGGCCGAGGAACGCCCACTTGCCGGTGGTCGTCACGAACGGATCGGTGATGGCCGCGGGCAGATCGGCCGTAGTCGGTGCCGCCGAACCCATCCACAGCAGTACGTCGGCCTCTGTATAGAGCTTCACATTGTCGGGATTGCCAGCCATTTTGTGCTGTCTCCTTGTCTCTTAGACGGTTTCGATGGTGCGCACCGCCGCTGTGACGGTGAACGACGCCATGTCGGCGCCGGTGTCGGTGTCCCGCGCGGTGACGAACACGCTTCCGCCGGTGCGGAAAATGTGCGCGACCCCTGTCGGGCGGTTGTCGTGCAAATAGCCGTGCACGCGGCGCGCGACCCTGTCGGCCAGATCAGCGCCACGGGCACGCACCGTGATCCGGATCGTCGGGTCGCGTTTGATGGGCCACTGTTCGGGGCCACCGTCGTCATGCACGGTGACCAGCGGCGGGCCGGTGCGCAGGCTCCAGTCTTGGGGCACTTCCTCAACCGATACCCGGCACACGCCACCGAACAAGCCGACGTTCGGCGGCAGCGCCACGAACGCCTCCAGCGCGTCGGCGAAGGTGTTGCGGATATCTGCATGTTCTCTCATCGCAGCCTCAACCCCAAGCGCCCGAACGCTTTCGACACCGCACCGCCTTTGGCCTGGTCTTCCTTTTTGCCGTAGATACCGCGGACTTGCCGGTCGGTGACGTACTCATCGACCGTGGCGCCGGCGTTCTGTGCTGCCGGGTTCGCGACCGCGTCCAGCGCCGCGCCGAGGCCCTTGTCGTACTTCGCGATATGGGCGATCGTCTTTTTGTTCAACCGGAACTTGCCTTGCGGTGCCATCAGCTGATACCGCCCTTCACTGATAGCGCCAGCACCACCAGCTGATTGCGGTCGGCCCACTGGGACAGCTGCACACCAACTAGCGCGCGGCACTCGCGGCCGCGAATGATCAGCCAGTCGTTGTCGCGGATCTGCATATCGAGGTCCAGGACGACAGTGAATTCGGCGGCGATGACTTCACCGGTGTCCCCGAACCGCTGCCGCTGATTACCCACCAGGACAGCGCGGGCGATCACCGTGACCGGATCGCCGTCAGGCTCAACGGTGCCGCGGTCGCCGCGTCGGCCGGCCGCGATGATGGTGACCTGTTCACCGAGGCTGACGTCTTCACAGAATCGGGCCTCTGCCCGCACATGACTGGGGTTGCCGTCCAAGTCGACGCGGCGCACACCCCGCCCCTGCATTTCGAACAGTCGGTCACCGAACTCGACCGCGTCACGAGCAGTGAGCGTTTCAGTATCTGCGTCCACGATCAGGTGGCCGACCGCGTTGACGACCGCAACCTGAGTGCCTGCGATGTCTTCGAACGCCGGGTGCTCTGCCCAGCTGCACCGGCCCTTCGGGATCCGGCGCTCGGTGTAGGTGGGCCGGCCCCAGGCGTCGACGACCGGTGCGCCAGCGTCGGTTACCGGGTCGCGCTTGACCAGCGTGACGGTGTCGGGGCCAGGATCAAACATGCTCACCATGGCTCGGCCTGCGCGTATCCGGTGAATGTGGCTTGCGGCGCCGCGGTCAGTGATAGGCCAAGCATCTGTAGGTGGCGTTCGGTGAAGTCCAACATTTCGGCGGCTTGCGCCATCTTGACCGTGGTCGTGCGGTCATCGGCAGTGCGCGTCAGTTCCAGCACCCGAGAATCAGTGACGCCTTCGGGGCCGAACATGGCCTTGACGACGTCGTAAGTGACGAGCTTGCCGCGCTCGTCGGACGCCGGCAGGTCGGGCAGCCGCGACGGATCACGGATCCATGCGGCGGCTGCCCGAACCAATATCTCGGCGAGCGCCTGTTCCGTCGCCGATAGAGGGCGGAACATGCCCTCGAATTCGGTGACGGTCAGGAACGGCGTTACCTCTGCCACGGCCAGTTACCTTGTCGCAGCCTTGATCTGAGTCTTGCTCATCTTCGCGGCCTGATCGGCGGGGATACCGCGTGCGATGGCGTACTGCCGCCACACCTCAGTGGAGTGCGCCGACTTCGGCCGCTCGATCCCCTCAGCAGGGATCAGCGCGGCCAGCCCGTCGAGCAGGTCACCGGTGGCACCGTCGATACCATCCGGTGCGTCACCGGCGTCGCCGTCATCGACCTGCGCCGCCTCGGCTTCGGCCTGTGCCCGTTCGTACGACTCGCGGTCGACGATGGCGCCCGCCGCGGTGAGGCGGCGGACGTCGTCGTCATCGAGGTCAGAGAGGACGGCGCCGCGCTTAAGCTCGCGCCACACTCCCTTGTCGTCCAGGCGGTGCAGGAAATCCGCTGTCAGAACGTATTCGGCTGTCACGGGGTCACCAACCCGGTCAGCCAGATACCCGCCTTCGGCTGATCCAGCCCGTAGGCAGTCTTCCGTGTGGCGTCGCAACGGAATGACTCGGTCGGTCCACCGTTGGGGCCGTTACCCTCCGGGTACAGGCCGGTGACCTCGAATGGGCGAGTATCCGAGTAGAACCCGGTCACGCCGCGTTGCCCGATCCAGATCCGATCCGTGGGGAACGACCGCGCGCCCAGTGGATCCAAATTGAAGATCTTGCCGGGCAACTTGCCGGTGTACTGGATGTTTTCATTGGCGATGTTGCCCTGATAGACCTTCAGGAACTTCTCGTTGTCCATCAGTACGGGCAGGATGGCCGGGTTCAGCACCACGGTGTCGGGCTCGAATCCGAACCATTCCTCCGCGCTGCCGCCCTCGGCCAGCGACGGCGCCGCGGTGGTCACCTTCTCGATAGCGCGGGCAATATCAATGCGCGGGTTGCCATTGGCGGTATCCCACGCCGCCGACGCCGCGAGAGTGGGAACCGCGCTGGAGGCCAGCAGGTTCCGGAACACGCGATCGTCGGAACGCTTGAACGTGTTCACCAACGCGGTGATCTGCCGGTTCACCTCGCCGACGTTGTTCTCGTCACGCATTTCGCGTGACACCCGAACACCAAGGCCCTTCTTGTTCGCCACGGCGAACAGTGCGGAGCCCTTGCGGCCGGCCGCGACCGGGATTTCGCCGAACTCGGCGACGTCCTCGGGGTCACCGTCCAGGAAGATTGGATCGCCGGCGCGGTAGCCGACGATGCCGTTGGTGTTGGCGCCGCCGTTGCGGAACAACGTCTGTGTGATGAAGACGTTGGTCAGTAGTTCCTTGATCTTGGTCGGAATGAACAGCGGATTGCCGACCATGTCTGAGACCGTGAGCTTGGATCCGTCGCTGATACTGACGATAGGGGTTGTAGGCATTATCTTTTGTCTCCCTTACTATTTCGTGCGGCGATTAGATAGCGGTCCGCATGAGGCCGACGGCCTTGGTTGCTACGACGACGCCGCCCGGTTCGGTGCACTTGCCGACGATGGCCCGCGCGTCGGGGGTTGCGCCGGCCGGGGTGACGGTGCCGTTCGCCGCCGCGACGAGCGCGTCGCCGAATGCCGCGTCCGCGGCGTACGTGACGGGCACTTCGATCGCGCCGTACGCGCATGCCACCTTGGTCGGGGGCACCACCGTGTTCAGCACCGACCGCCCGTCGCTGCCGGTGGTCGGCGCGAGCACCAGATCTTCGGGCGCAATCGCGTCCGTCAATGCGACGCCGACAACCTTCACCGAGCCCGCTGCGGCGGGCTGAATCCGGCCACCGGTGACACCTTCGACGAGCTGCCCGCCCTTGATCGAAACGCCAGCCTTCGGGGTGTATGTCCGCGGTCCGGTCTTGGTGACCTGAGAAATTCCGGGCATGTCAGAAACTCCACTTCTTGAATCGAGGGTCGTTGCGGATTTCGTCTTCGGCGCTGGCCGATGCCTGCGCTTCGGTGCCGTGACCGATTTCGGTCAGCGGTACCGCGGTCTCAGCCGGAATCGAATCCAGCAGGGCCGTAGTGCCTTCCGGGTCCGCCTTCATCAGCGCCAGGAAAGCATCGCGGCGAGGCGCCGTGATCTTGCCCTTGGCGACCGCGGCGTCGACGACCTTCGCGTGTGCCTCTGCGATCTGCGTTGCGCGGGCCAGTGCGCCTGCAGCAGCATCGGATTCGAGCTTGGCTACCCGCGCCGGATCCATCAGCACCAAACCGGCCTTGGCTGCCGCGGCAACCAGTTCCTTACCGTCCACGGCGGTTCCGGCCCCGGCCTCGGCGGAATCGTCCTCGGTGGTGGTGGTGTCTTCGTCGGTGTCTTCCTGTTCGGTACTGGCCAGCTTGTCGAGTGCGGCTAGCACCTCTTCGTCGGTGGCGTCCGGTCCTAGACCGAGCCGCTTGGCGACGTCCTCCTTGATGTCAGGCACGGGGCCCTCCTTCGAGATATTCGCCGAAGCACACGCCCCAGCGTTGTCGGCCCGCGCCACCGGCGCGGGTGCGGCCGGACGGCCGAAGTACTTGAACTTGTATGACGAGCAGGCCATCGCCGACGCGACTGCCTTCTCGGTATCGGCGCGCGCCCCCGAATCGTCAACACGGCTGGCAAGTCCAGCGGCGACCATTTCTTCGGCGGTGTACCAGGTTTCGTCCGCCATCGCCTGCGCCCAGTCCTCCACGGTTCCGCCGGCACGGTCGGCGTACAGCTTCGCGTAACTGGCCGACAGCTTCTCCAGGTGATCGGCGACGCTGCGTAGATCCTTCGCGGTGCCGTACTGGCCAGAGCGGGCATCATGCACCATCGCCTGTCCGTACTTGGAGACCACGACCTCATCGCTGGCGACCGCGATCACGCTGGCAGCCGACGCGGCCAGCCCGTCGATGTAGGTGGTGGTCTTACCGGGGTGGCGCATGATGGCGTTGGCGATGTTGATGCCGTCGAACGCGTTGCCGCCCGGCGAGTTGACCCGCACGGTCAGTTCGGTTTCCGGATCAAGCGCTGAGATTTCAACGACCAGCGCTTCGGCGTTGACACCGAACCACGAGTCGATTTCGTCGTAGATGTGCAGCGTGGCCGTCGGCTTATCCTCAGCCGATGCGGCTTTCGCGACGGTGAACTTGTACCACTCACGGTTTTCGCGGGCCATCAGAACAACCTCCCTTGCCCGGACTTGCTGAATGGATGTAGGAATGCACGCATCGCCTCAACGTCGGCCACAGCCTGCGCGACAGGGCTCGGATCCACGGCGTCATCGGGGACCGCTGGCGCGTCAGGTTCTTTCGGGGGCGCGGCGTCCGGGTCGTTCACGTCGGGTTTGGCCGGCAGGTCCAGCGATTGGCGCAAGGCGCGTTCGATCCGCAGATCCGGCGCCAATAGCCCAGCCTCGACGAACATCTTCAGCGCCGCGGCGGTCGCGTCCTGCTGCGATCCGATCTTGTCGAACACCAGCCGCGGGGCGCGGGCCTCAACGCCGAAGTTGATATCGACCAGATCCTCGATGATGTGCGCCTGCCCGATGTCGCGATACGACTTGGCGGCAGCATTCTCGGCCTGCACGAACGGTCGTTCCTGCACCGCGGCCAGCGCGTAGCTTCCGCCGGTATCAAGGTTCATGTATTGCGCCAGCCCGGCCAGCGCGATTGCCTTGTCGTGGTAAACGATTGCCGCCCGGATGTCGGGCAGGTTGCCCTGCACGCCCAGCAGCGCCAGCGTCTGTCCCTGGGCGAGTCCGACACCGGATCCCATGCCGCCCTGAAACTCGGAGGCCACCTTCTGCATCGCCTTGACCTCGGCGTCGTCGTTCGGCTTGGATGCGGTGCCGACGGGCACACCCATACCGTTGCGGCGCGCGGCCACAACCTCGATGCGCAGCAGCTCGTTTTTCAGCAGCCAATGCTTGTAGCTCGATCGCAGAATCGAACGGCCCTGCCAGTAGCCCGGTCGCTTGTTGCGCGTGTACACCACAAGCCGATTGATCGGAATATCCAGCGGCGTCGGCCCGTACATGGTGCGCCCCGTCGACGCCGGCGCCAGCTGCGTGATCGAATCCAGCCCGCCATCCATCGCGACGTTGAACTTCTGAATCGTCCACTGCGGGCGCGGCCCCAGCTTGCGCAGCACGAACCGCCCGTCCGCCTCTCGCCGATACACCTGCTCGAATACGGCGTGCCCGAACTGCGCTGTCGGCGAGGCGACCTCGCGCAGATGGTCAATCCACGAAAACCGGCCCCGCGAGCGGCCGGGGTCGTCGACCTCATCGAACCCGACGACCGGAAGATTCATGTTCCGCGAAATGAACTGCACAACCTCGGCGTCGGCGCCGTTCGGGTCGATACGCCAACCGGTTTCGACGATCGGCAAGCTGATCGCCTCCAGCAGCGAGGACACACGCGAGTCGTTGTTGTCCATCTCCAGGAACACCGCCACCGACGCCGGGTGCTGCAGATCCGGAACCTTTTCGTACGGATCCCAATTGACCCAGCCGTCGACGAACGGGGTCACGTAGCCCGATTCGCCGACCGGCATAGCCGTCTTGACCCGCTTGGTCACCGGCCTCCCTCAAATCCGAACATGCTGCGACACAACGCCGCACCTGCGGATTTAGAATGCGGCTCCCAGGACGTCCAGGTGGCTACTTGTTGTTTCGGGATTTCCGGAGCCCATCGAGGGCAGCGCGGCCGGCGAGTCTTCCTCGGCGAATTCCAGAACACCCCAGTGCGCCATCGTTGCGGCGATGACCTGCGCAATTGATCCTTCGCGGTCGTCCCAAACCTTGTCTCCCCGAGGCAGTTCGCGGGTCATAGCGACCTCCAACCCTTCGGTCAGAATCGGCTGGTTGGTGTGTCCCAGGTCACCGGACATTGCGGCGTCTACGAACCCCTGGAACGCCACCGCGATCTGTCCCGTCGTCGTCAACGTGACATCGACGTCCAGCTTTTTCAGATACGGCGCCAGCGGTTTAGCCGGGTCGTGATCGTCAATCACGATCGTGGCCGGATCCCACAGCTCGACCAGCCGCACCACATACGCGGCGACCTGCCCGATCGTGGCTTTCTGGTAGTAGCCGATTTCGATCTGCACCCGGCCTTCGATCGTGCGCTGCCCCACCGCGATAGCCCACCGTGCCAGATCACGTGTACGGGACACCGCCAAAACCTTCTGCCCGACAAGTTCGGGCGCATAGTCGGTCAACGGCTCCCACACCTCCTTGATTGGGATGACCGGGTCAATGAAGCGCGCGTCCGCCGGCCACTCGCCCCACCCGAGAAAGTCCGCTTCCCACAGAGCGACCTTCGATGCCTCGCGACTCTCGACCGCTGTCTTGTAAAACCGTTCGATATCGCGCTCTTTCGAAATCACCCCATATGACGGTTCAGCCAGACGCCAGTTCTCGCGGTCCTCACGCGCTGCCTTGCGCTCGACTGCATCCTTGGGCGGGTCCGGCGCGGCGAACTCGATGAACAACAGATCTGTGTCTTTGTTCAGCCCGCGGCGCCTCATGCCCGCGAACACATGGCAGTTCGGGTGCTCGGATTCCACGGGCGCCGTGGACGTGTAGATCGTTTGGGAGTTCGCCGACGCGACCTGCGCACCCTGCAGCGCCGAAACTTCGTCCTGCGTCAAGTTGTATGCCTCATCGAAAATCGCCAGGTCAATCCGATCAAGACCACGGCCCTTGTCGCCAGATCGAACACCGAACTGCACCGTGACTTCGGTGCCGAGTTTCGACCGGACGACGATTTCGCCGAAGCCCTGTTTTCCGCCGGTCATTGAGACCACACGGTTTTTCAGCGACGGCCGCGAATTGATGATCGCCTTGACGCGTTTGAACACCGCGTCGGAGGTGTTACCGCGCTGCGCGGTGTAGGCGATGTTCTCGCCGAGGATGAACAGCCCGAACAGGATGCGCAGCACCAGAATCAGGGTCTTGCCCTGCTGGCGGGTGCAGACCAGCACCACGTCCGGATGCGTCCATAGATAGTCTGGGCGGCGACTCAAGATCTTGCGCATCGTGCGCCATTGCCACGGCAGCGACCGCTGTTTGGTGATGCGGTGCCCGAACCGCGCGCAACGGTCACCGTCGGTTTCATCACCGGTGAACGAATGCTCGTGCTTGGGTTCCTGGCGCCCGGTCAGTCGCGGCCACTCACCGACCCATGGCGGCGTGTCCTGTTTGTTCGGCGGGGCACCGGCTTTCGGTCGCCGCGCGGTCGCGCGTTTGGCCGGCGACCTAGATGTCGTCGAGGTCGTCGTCTTCCGCGCCGCCGCCACCATTCGGTCCCATCGATCCCGCGCGCTGTTTGTGAATCTCAGCGAGCAAATGCCGTAACAACGTGGTCTGTTGTCTCTCTTCGGCGATCGTGGAATCGATCTTCGCTTCGACAATCACGGTCACCGGATTCTTGCCATTGTCGTCAGCAGCCGCGACGATGCCGCGCAGATCCAAACGCACCCACGACGATTCGACACCCGAATTGATACCGGCCAACATCTCCAGCCGATCAGCCACGCGCGCGGCCTGCCGGATCAGCGCGGTCAAACCCGGCCCATCCTCCTTACCTTCCAGCTGCGCCCGCAGCCGCTCCCCCGCACCCGGTTCGGTACTGACCGTGACCCGCCCGGTGCCCGTGGCCGTCCGTTTGGTCCCCGCAGCTGTCCGCTTCGTAGCCTTCACCGGCCCCAGGTCAGCCGCCGATTCGCCGCCGCCGGCGGCACTTACGGGCCGCTTGGCTGTCCGTCCCGATGTCCGCTTGGCCGTCACCACGCCATACCCCCGAAATTTTCAGAGCCGCCCAAAAAAAATTCCTGACTACCTCCGGAGTCAGGCCGAGGGGGGTTGCTAGGAAATTTGGGGGTGGCATACGCGCAGGTCAAAGCCTCATCTGAGCGAACGTGGCCGAGGCTCTGACCTGCGGTGATGTCGTGTAGCAAACGGCGCTGCCATGGGCTGTCGGGGTTACCGATCTGGTGTCGCAGTGCGGGCCTGGTCTTCGTGGCTGGATTGTGGGCCGTTGAGGATTTGGCAGTCGGGTCCGAGTTTGGGTGCGTAGATGCTGGCGCCGCAGTGGCAGGTCCACATGTGGTGTCGGGTGCCGCAGGCGCAGGGTAGGCAGCGTTGTGTCCAGCCTGGTTCGTCGGCGCTGTGCCAGTTGGGGCAGTAGAGGGGTCCGACTCGGGTCCAGCCTTTGCCGTTGGGTACGAGGTCGCCGACGTATGCGTTGGGGAATCGGTCGCGTGGCGGTCGTGCCATGGGCTATTTCTACTCGCGGGCTGTGACATGGGTGCTCATCTGCCTAGTGCTTGGGTGATGAGTTGGTCGACGTGGTTGGCGATGGTGCGTTTCCAGAGGTTGGCGTAGATGAGTGCGTGTCGCCACCAGTGGTTGGGTCCGGGTAGGTGGTGGCGGGACCATGCGTTCATGTAGCGCACGAATTCGAGTCGTTCGCGGTCGTCCATGTCGGATAGTCCGAGTGTCGCGAACAGCTCGTCGGGTGTCATATCGCTCGGGTCGAGCGGGGTTGTTCCGCCGCAGGCGGCGAATTCAGAATCGCTCACGACAGCCCCAAGGCTTGTCGTGCGATGTTGGCTTCGACTGTGGCCTTGTCGCACTGCGTCAACAGGATGTCGATCGGCCGGTTGGGCGGGTCGTTGTCGCGCATGTACTGCTCCCACGCCAGGCGACGCAACGTGGCCTGGTGGTGCTGCTGGGCTGCGGCTAGTGCTTCGTCGAGGTCGTCGCCTCGGTACAGGTGGCAGGTGGTGGTGGCGGGGTTGTAGATGCTCTGTTCTTCTCGCCAATAGACGGTGTGCCATCGGTGGGGGTTCTCGAATGCGTCGCCGAAGTAGGCAGCGTAGTTTCCGTGGCTGACTTTGGCGGTCAGATGGTATCCGCCTGCCTGTTCGTCCCATTCGAGTTGGTCAGGGCCAGTTGAAGATTCTGGTTCCGAGGGCGGGGTCTGTGTCGGGCGGGTTGGTGAGGGCTGGTCGTTGGTCGTCACGGTGGCCTCCTTGACGTTGTTTGTTGCAGGTGCCGTGCAGGAGTCGGTCGGCGCGGCTGGTGGTGGATTGGGCGCGGGCTGTGCTGTGGTCGGCGGCGAGGCTGCCGCTGCTGGTGTCGGGTTTTCCGTCGCGGCGTGTGGCTTTGGGGTTGTGGTCCCAGTTGCGGGTTCGGTCGCGGTACATGGGTCGTGCGCACCACCAGCAGGGTTGGCCGTCGACGTGGCGCGCGAGTAGCCGGTCGCGTTGTTGTTGGTGGTCGTGACCTAGCCGTTTCTGCGTTGTCGTTCTCGGGGTGCGATTCGGCATGTCGGATCTCAGTCGTCGTGATGGTCGCCAAGACGGGCGGATTGCTCGACGCTCTCCCAGTCGTCGGGTCGTGCGTGGCGTCCGCGCTCTGGTTGTGGTTCGGGCTTCACGGTGAACGCGTGTCCGCCGCCGCGTACCGGAATCACGTGTACTTGCTCCGGTTTCACGCCATGTTGTTGCGCTATTTGGTCGACCTGATCCACTAGGTCGCCCATTTGGAGTTCGCGTTCGGCTGGTCGGGTGAGCGCACCTGTGCCGAGCTGGACGCCATCGAGGCGCGGGATGGGAACGCCGGGGCTGGCCGGGAAGCGGTCGCCGAGGGTGAAGTCCTTGCCGATCTCCATTGGCGGACCGTCTGGCGGGGTGATCTGAGCTTTGGTGAGTTCGACGCGCGTGCCGTCGCCGAGCGCGCCGCGCAGTTGGCGTAGCACTTCCAGTAGGTACGGGAGTTGCGTGTCGTCGGCTTTCACGATGAAGCCGGCGCCGAGTTTGGCGCCGTTCGTGGGCGCTGGCAGAGCCAGGGCTACTTGGTAGAAGTCGCCTGGTCGGGTGAAGAATTCGTGTGCTTGGTCGGCGGGTGTGCGTGGGTCGCTATCCAGTGTCGGCGCGGGTGCGGGTTCTTCGGTGAGTGTTTGGACAGCGTCGACGATGTTCTTGACGGCTTTGTGTGCGCGGGCGACGGGGCATAGTTCGTCGCGGCGCCGGATGTCGCGTTCAAGTCGCTGTTTGGCGCGTTCGAATCTCGCGCGGCTGCGGTAGACGCGCTGTTGCGCTTCGGCGAGCCGTTCGTCGAGCGCGCTGTTGTGGGACTGCTCAGCGGCTGCTGCGGCGACGGCGTCTAGGTCGTCGCGGACCGTGACAGCACGCCGATACAGGTCACGCGCATGTTCATAATCGGCCTTGCGGCGGTCGACCTCGTGTTGCGCGGCCGCGACGTTCTCCTCGATGGTGGTCATTGGTGCGGTGTCTCCTTTGGTGTTGTGGTGGTTTGGTTCTGGTGGGCGCAGCTGTGGCCTCGCCCGACCGATAAACGGGGTCATGGGCCGCGCTTGCCGAGCGAAACACCGCATTGGTTCCCGGTTTGACGCCCACCAGATGTCGGTGAACGGTAACGGGGTTGGGGCGGTGATGTCGGGCAGCCCGTTCATGGTGTGATTCGGGTGAGTCGTTTTCCGGGTGCGGGTTCGGGTTCTGTTGCGCCGCCGAGTGCTTCGTCGACCGCCAACCTGCCTATGAGGCGCGTGCAGAGTTCGGCGGCGTTGCCGAGACCGTGGCGGTTCAGAATTTTCGCGGCTTCCCGCAGTGTGGAGATATCGCTCATAGGTTGATCGCTTTCGGGTCGGCTTCGAATCCGGGACAGTCGCACCGCCACGGCCAGTCGACGTCCTGCTGGAGGCACTTCGGGTTGGCTTGGATGTCGTGGTCGCTTCTGCGGTGTCCGCATACGCATATCGGGTTGTCGGTCATCGGGGTTTCCCGGTTTCGGGGTTGATGCCGTTGGCGTTCAACGTCTGCTCATCGGTTGGTGTGGACAACCTCATGTGCTCGACCAGCGGGACGCAGTCGATGCTCCAGCCCCCGAAGTCCTGGTGTGCGTTGACCGCGACCCACAACACTTCGTCAGTGCGCATGATTTTCAGGATCAGCTTGCCGACGTTGCGGGCCAACGGTTCCATGTCAGGTCCGCCGGCCAACTCGATGCCGGGCATGGTGATTTCGGATCGGTCGAGGCCGCCGCGGGTACGGACGCGCAACGGGATGGCGGGACGCCGGAATACGTCGGGGATGAGTGCTCCCCCAACTTCGTTGAGCGCGTCGGACATGTACCGCACCAGCACGTTCCGTAGGTGCTGTTCCGGCGCGGTCACTGGCTCAGGCTTCCGGCGTTGACGTGGAATGTGATGGTAATGCCGTCACGCAGGCTGTCGGACTGTTGGACGGTCACCGTGCCTGCCTGCCACTCGTCGGGGAGCTTCTGTAGCTCTTGGATTAGTTCGGTGACGGTCGGCGGCTTGTAGAAGGTGATGGTTGCGCGTTTCGTGATGGTGGTGGTGGTCATGGTGGCGGTGTCTCCTATTCGATGGGGGCGCCGGCGTCGCGGAGGATGTCGGCGGCGGCTTCGACGGCGTCCCAGGCTGTTCGGGCGCCGCCGTGCCGGTCGGGGTGGGTGTTGGCGCGCGCTTTCCGATATGTGGTCCGGGCGGTCTCGGGGTCGTGCAGGATGCGGTGTGCCCAATCGGAGACGCTGTCGTCGTTGCCTTGCGCGGCTTTCGCGAGATAGACGGCGGCACCTGCCGGGGTCTGCGCGATCGGCGTGGCCTTGGCTTCAATGGCCTGCCATCCGCGGTACTGCTGGCCGGTTTGGGTGATTCCGTAGCGTTCGACCTTGCGTAGGGCCTCGAGGCCGAGCGCGATGGCACGCAGGTTGTCTTGCCAGCGGGTGAACGTGTCACACGGGTACGACAGCGGTCCGTGGCGGGATTCGATGTTCAAGATGACGCCGGGGTGCTGTGCTGTGGCGTTGGCGCGCGGCATGCCATCAGTGATTCGGAAGTCCTGCTCGCGCATCGCGATTTGCAGTACCGCGGCGGCATACTGCTGGTCTTTCCCGAGGTACCAGAGTTCGCGGTCGAGCCGGGTGAGGGTGTCGCTCCACTGCGCCGAGAAATTCGAGCGGCGGCGGTCGCGGGTGAGGCTGTGGGGCCATGTTTCGATGGGTCGAAGTGTCATGTTGGGTGGGTAGTCGGGCATTTCGGTGAGTCCTTCGGTTGGTCGAGTTGCGGTTGTGGTGGTTCAGAATTCGTCGCGTTTACGTCCGCGTTCGCGGCCGGTTTGTCCTCCCCAGATGCCGTGGTAGTCGCCGATCTGGTCGGCGTAGTCGCCGCATTCGGCGCGGACTGGGCAGTGCCCGCACACCCGTTTCGCTTCGGCTATGACCAGGCGTCGCGCCAGTTCCGATTTCGACCGTTTGATCGTGGCTTCGGACCGTGCGGGCGGCGGGAAGAAAATGTCTGGCCGTGGGTGCCCTCGGCACGCGGCGCGTAGTTTCCACGTTTCGTCCAGTTCGCCGCCGATTTCGGCGAGCCGGCGTTCGATCCGGCCCTTGTTCGGGAAGATCGCGCCGCCGGACATTTACGAGGCCAGCCATTCGGTTTCCCAGTCGACGAGGGCAATGTTTTCGACGTGGCGGCGTCGGGTGTCGACTGGTAGGCGCCAGCCGAGGTCCAGGGCGCCCATGTGCGCGAGGCCGAGTGCGTCGGCTTGGTCGTGGTTCTTGATGCGGTGTTGGTCGTCGAACCATGTGGCTTGGGACTCGGCGAGTACCAGTTTCTTGTGTTCGCCGGGTTTCATGCCGTTGGGGGCGCGTCCGGTGATGAATTTGCCTCGGGTGGTGGGGTTTACGACGGTGATGGGTATTCGTTTCGCGTCGAGGATTGAGAACAGTGCCCACCAGAGGCCGTCGCGGTCGAACTTGCTGGGCAGGTTCGATGCCCATGCGGGGCCTTCGATGACGGCGCGGGCGATGGGTGTTGTGGTGTGGACTTCACCGATGATGGCGGCGATTTCGCGTGCTTCGGTGATGATGCGTCGGCTGCGCCGCCACCACGGAACGCCTTCGCGTAGCGAGTATCCGACGTGCGTGATCACGCCCGGACGGGCGATGCTGCCGGGGTTGTCGCGGACGATCGCGGCGATTCCAGCGCGCGCGAGTGATGGGTCTAGGCCGAGTACGGCTTCGGGGCCGGTCATAGCTTAATCTCCTTGCGTGGCATGGCTAGTCGTTTGACGGCGACGGCGAACAGGAAGGCGACGTCTTCGGGGTCCTGGCCTTCGGCGCCGACGGCGAGCGCACCGATTGGGCATAGCGGGTCACCGTCGTGTTCGGCGAGGTGCGCTTGAAATTCGGCGATGAACTGGTCGAGCACCTTGTCGGCGGCGGCGACCAGCTGGTCTGCTGTGGCCGCAATGGCGGGCGGTATGTGGCTCATGCGTGGGGATCCTGAATCATCCGCAGAGTGCCGCCGCGTCGGCGCGGGTACGGCGCCACCACCATGGGTGCGCGCAATGCGGGGTGCTGGCCGAAAGCCTTGTGTTCCAGCCGGTTCACACGGGCGAGTAGTTCGTCGATGCTGGCAAGGCTGCGTGCGACGGTCATCGCGGCGGACTGGTTTCGGGTGGTGAATATCTCGGCTCCGCGCGGCGATTTCACCACGAAACGCGTGTGATCAGCCAGGTAGGCTTCGACCACGGTCGGTACCCGCGCAGACCATTGGTCGGGGTCTGGTTTGGGTTTGATGCGGACTTCCCAGCGTCCGGTGCCGTTGGCAGCTTGTGCGGGTGTGGTGGTTTTCATGCGGTGTTCTCCAATCGGGGGTGGGTGCAGCGGATGAGCGGCGACTCGGGGTCTTCCGGGTCGGAGTAGCGCAGGCCGTTGGGGTCGCAGTCGGGGCATGCGCGGATCGCGGCGAGCGTGGCTGCGCGCTGGTCGGCGGCAGCTTGCAACTGTTGGGCGTCCCAGGTGTTTGCGTTGCGCCGCGCGTTAAAGCAGGCGCCGCAGGGCTGTTCGGTTCCGCCGGGGTGTTGGGGGCAGTGCTCGGCCGGGCGGCTTCCTACCGGACTATCCCCACTAGAAGTAACTACTAAGGGGTGGGGTGGGGTGGGACCACGGGACTCCCCAGGGGACACGTTTTCGCCGGGTTCTACGGTGTCCCCGTCGTTGTCCCCTGGGGACATTTGGTCATCTATGCCGGTCACAAAGTTTCGGCCGCGCCGTCTTTGGTTCCGTTTCTTCTCGGCTTCGCGTTTGCGGTTGGCCTCGTTTTCTGCCTTAGTTCGCTGCCATTTTGCCCAATTTCTGACCAAAATTCCGTCACTTTCTAGGCAGCACAGCGGGGCGTCGAGGGGTCCGGGGGCCGTGAGGGCGGCGACGACCGACCGCGGTACGAGAAGCGATTTCAGCTTCGCGTGCGGGATGAACCCGTCGAGTTCTTCCTTTGCTGACCACGACCCGCCGAGAACCCACGCGCCGGCGACCGCGATCCGCATTGGGACACGGACAGGGGTCGTGGGCAGGTTCATGATTGGCTTGGAATCGCTGAAGCCGTCATCGACGTAGAACCACGGCACTACTCGGACACCTCCCCCGCCTGGCTGGTGTTGTTGGCGTGGGCCAGGAACTCGGCGAGCTTGGCGTCGTATTCGTCGATGAGTCGTCGTACTTCCCTCGTGCTGTTGTAACCCCTAGCGAGCTGACGGATAGCCGATTCGATGCCGCCAAGGGCCAACGCGGCCTTGCCGATACGTCCCAGCAGCTCCGGGTCGACAGTGCGGTCAGGCGACCAGACGTGGTCGCTCCAATCGATGGGGGCGCCGATGGCGTCCTCGATGAGCTTGAGGCGTCTTGCCGCCTCTCCGGTTTCGGGCATGGTCTTCATACGCAGCTCGACCGCCTCGTTCACATCCTTTTGGTACTTCCGGCGCCTTGCTTGGTCGCGCGACTCAACGGCTGCGGCAACCTCGTTGGCGCGCAGGGTGTCTATGCGGGCCATGACGGACCTGACGGCGTCCCATGAAGGGGTGTGGTCGGGCTTGACGGCTGCGGACGTGTGGATGTCCATGCGGGTGCGGCTTGGCCCCGGTGACATCAGTCCCCAACCGGCCGGTAGCTCGCCGGTTTTCACGATCGTCGGGTCGTTGACGACGAGATACCAGGCGTGGCATTGGTCGGCCCACTGATCGGCCTTGCCGGGCTTGTTCAGCTCGTTCAGCCAGTCGGCGCGGCTGATTTTCAGTTCGTGCCCGACGAGGATCCTGCCGCTGCTGGTGGTGAACCCGACATAGATGGCGTCGGCGCGCGCACTGGCACCCCAAGATCCGTTACCGCCAACCTCCGGTACGAACACACCACCCGGTAGGTCCAAGCCAGGTTTGATGTAGTGGCGCCGCAGCAACGCCAGCAGCTCAGATGTGTTGGTGACGTTAGGCATTAGCAATCTCCAGCAACACGTCGGCATGGCACGGCTGATCGAGCTTGCACCAGCACACGAGGTCATGCCCGGCCAGGAGGTAGCGAATCACGCCGACTTGCGATGTAAGCCACTTGTCGCCGTTGATGTTCGGGCCACCGCCGCGAACCATGTCGGCATAGCAGGCGACGGTCTGCTCAACGGTCAGAACGGTTCCCTCTGGCAGCCATGGCATTCGTGGTCGACCCGGACCCGCAACGTACGGGTTGCCCCACTTGGTCGGCCGTCCGACGTAGATGGACCCTTCGGGCATCCGCCAGCCCGCGGTGCGCTTGCGCTGGATGCGTTCAGGCATGTTCGTTCGCTTTCTTGACGTTGCATTTGTGTCCGGTGGACGGAATCGGTTCCCAGCAGCCGTCGACCTTGCAGAGCGGCGAGCACGACAGGTGACGGTCACCCTGGCCGCAGGTCACGGGCTCGCCGCACACCTTGCAGCGAGGGAACCGGCGCCGCCTGTAACTCATGCGACTACCTCCCCGCTGCGGCAGCCGTACGGTGAGCAGCCGTCCGGGTCGCCGTCCTCGAATAGGTCGAGCTGCATGTCGGCGTACTCGGCACGTGTCACGCGGTCGATTGGCGCCAGGTCCAACGGAACTCGTGAGCGGTGCAGGAACGCCTCGCCGTCGAGTGGGTTGGCCGACGCACCACCCTTGCGGATACGGCGGTCGAAATCGACCGCGTCATCCCAGAGGGAGTGGAACCGCTTACACATGCACAGATCGGCGGGCGCTTCGGGCTGGTCCCGGTTGTACAGATGCGCGCATGCCTTGGGTTCGTCGAACCCGCGCCAGTGGTCGTCACGGGGGTGGTTGCACGTCGCGCAGATGTCGCGCCGCTCGTACATGTACCGCCACTGGGCGTTGCCGTGGAACGGGCAGCCGATGCACGCACTCTTGGCGGTGTGGCCCCACCCGGCGCGCTCTAGCCAGCGCTGGCAGTCCTTGCGGGACATGCCCAGCTCCAGCAGCGGGTACCGCGGCCGGGAGTAGTTCACGTCCAGCCGGTCGCGTACCCGGTGGATCTCATCAGTGGAGAAGCCGATCCACTGCTCGGCGAATACATCTCGCGGTACCGGTGTCGGGTGTGGGTAGCCCAGCAGCTCGCGCACCTTGACCTTGATCGGCTTGAGCTTGTACTCGCTGGTGCACTGGCGGCGCCCCATGCCGTGCCGTTCAGTGGCAGTGGCTAGCCTGGTGCCCACGATCGACCCACGGCCGTCGCCACCGCACACCGAACATGAATCAGGCTCGTCAGATGGTCCACGGCCGGAGCCGCCGCAGGGGGCGCATACGCCATAAACAGGCACCTCGGTACCGGCGGGAGCGAGTGTGAAGTACGGCACCGAGACGAACCGGTGTGCCGGGTCGAGGGTGTCGGCGCGCAGGTTCCCCGACGAAACCCGGTACAACGGGATATCCACCCGGGCAAGCTCGGCGGCGAGCCGGTCCACCTGCTCATAGACCGCAGGTGGCTCCCAGCCGGTATCGGCGAACACCGCCGCGTCCAGACCAGGCAGCGTGCCGTCGCACGCCATGAGTGCCAGCACCGTCGACTGGACACCAGCGCCGAGGGACAGCACCCGGATAGCAGGCGCAGGCATCACGCCACCACCTCGGGGTACTGGTCCCAGGTGCGCCCGTCCAGCTCGCGCCCGGCCCGCTTCTTGCCCACGCGGTCGACGAACTCACATGGCGTCCAAGGCGGCGCTATGGAACCGTCGGGTAGCAGTGCCCGCCGCTGATACTTGAGCCGCTTGCCATTGGCGACAGGCTCATTCAGGCTCAGGTCTGGCGACCACTCGCCCCACTGCTTGAACAGGAACGGCACGCCAGCGGCTACGCACTGATCGCGCATCGAGCGCGCCCAGTCGGGATGCATCGGCCTTGCGCCCGGACCGGATTCGCCACCGACGATCACCCAGTCCAGATGCCCGATCCAGAAAACCGAGTCTTTCCCGATCGGGTCACCATGTAGGTCGATCGGCCCGAGAAGCGGCTCGGCACTGACGAACCGCACAGCGGCCGGGGTGTCCAGCAGTGCCGGGATGCGGAGGTCGGCGCGCTTCTGATCCTCGGCGCTCACGCCCAGCCAAACGTTCGGCAGCGGCCACCAGTCCCCGGTAGCGGACTCCAGATGACCGGTTTTCAGCGAGAGGTCTTCGACTGCCCAGCCAACGAAGGTTTGCGTGACCTCCGACCGGAAATCATCACTGGAAAGCAGCGACCGCATCCGACCGTGCCGCTTAGTAAGCACCTGGAATGTGTGTTGTGGAGCCAAGGCCATTACAGCGAACACGCGGGCGATGTACTCGTCAGGCACGTCGTCGTGGAACAGGTCGGCTTGTGAGCAGACGAAGATCTTCTTTCCGTCACGCTTTCGGAGTGGCCAGTCCAGACGGTTCGGGTGGAGTTGTACCGCCAGACTCGACCCGATGCCTTCACCGTCAAACTTTCGGCCTGCGAAACGAATTGGTGTCGATCGTTCGATGTAGCAGTTCAGGCATCCATTACTGACACGGGTGCAACCGGTCACTGGTGACCATGTGGCGTCGGCCCATTCGATGCGTGTCTTGTCACCCATGGGACGCTCCGACGGCGTTTGACTCGATGTATGCGATGACTGCCAGGATCGCGGCGGCGAGCTGGAGCGCCCTATCTGTGCTGCGGAATGTGATTGGGCTGCCGGAAAACTCACTGATCACTACGTCATCCCCTGCCGCTATCACGAATCCCCCGACACCCACAGCGAACCCGCCCAGCCCGTTTTGAATCGGCTTGGGCAGCTCGACGACGGCGTAGCCGCGTGATTCCAGTAGCTGCGCCGCCGCGTAGAGCGGGTCTTGGCCGGGGCGGGTGACTTCGGGTGCTTCACCTAACGGTTCTGTGCCGTCATCTGTTTGGTTCACGGTGCGCCTTTCATGAGCCGCTGGCCTCGCCGGTGCCGGGCCAGAGTGTTGGGTAGATGGCTGCGGTTTCGGCCCAGCAGTCGCGGCATTCGCGGGCGATGAACCGGGCACGGAAGTCCTTGCCGCAGCGCTGGCATTGGAATGTGAACCACGGCCGCGGATCCCGCCCCGGCTTCGGTGCGTGCGTACGGTCATAGCGCGGGGCAGGAAGGGCCGTCATGTCAGGCTCTCGACACCGACGGTGATCAGGTCGCGTGACGATGGCGGGGTGACGGCGTTTCCTGCCTGGCGGGCTTGCTCGCGGCGGTTGCCCTTGATCACGTAATCAGCTGGGAAGTCCATGGCGCGCTTCTGCTCGTGCGGTTCCAGCATTCGGAACCGGACATCATCGATATCGATCGTGGGGCGCTCGGCGCTCAACAACGACTGGTGTCCCTCGGTGGTCAAGGTGCGCATCGGTTCGGATACGGGCGTGACCATCTGGGCGGGGTTGCCCCGCGGGGTGTTGTTGCGCATCAGCAGTGCATGCCGATCGCGGGTCGTCACCGTCGATAGCGGTTCATTGATCGTGACGGTGCGGCCCTTGCCGTTGTAGGTGGTGACGAGCGCGTGATGATTGCCCGATGCGGTGACGGTGGCCAGTGGGTGCGCCACGGGGCGGGCGTCGCTACTGCCGCCGCGGAGTTCGGCGATGAATGCCAGCCCGTCGGTTTCCCGGGTGGTGCGAGTGGAGAACGGCTCGCTAGTCGGCGCGGCGTCTTCGCGCCAGGTACCCCCGCACGGCACCAATAGTCCGGTTTCGTTGCGGGTCGTCATCGTCCGTACAGGCTCGGATACAGGGCGTGCTTCCTTGCCTTCGCGCCCTTCAACGGGCACCAGCAGCGGCAGCCAGTAACGATCAATGCCGGCGTGTACGCGGGCCATCGTCTTGGGCGCCAGTGGCCCGTAGCTCACTTCGCCGGTCTTCTTGTCGACGAACTTCTTGATCGGCTTGTCCCCGAGACGTTCACCCAGCAGTGACCAGTCGATAATCTCTTCGGCCGCACGCACGACGGGTTCTATGACCTGGTTGCGGCACTTGACGTTCGGGCATCTGTACATGTACTGCTGGCGGTACCGACCGACGGTGTTGCCGGGTTTCTTGAATACCTGCATGGCGTTGATGGGCCCGCAGTCGGGGCAGATCGCCCGAGGCCGTACCACCCGCTCAAGGTCCGGGGCTCGGTTCGTACGGCGCCAAAAAACGACGTAGAGGCGGTCGCGGGACTGCGGGGCGCCGGGCCCGCCGAGCTGGGCGTGCATCGAGTTGAGCATCACGAGCCGGTGGTCGTAGCCGAGGCTGTCCATCGCGGCGAGCCATGCTTGGAACGGCGCCCACTTGGCTGCCTCGACGACGTTCTCGACGAACACCACCTCGTAGCGGTGGAATTCGGAGAACCGCACGACATCCCACATGGTTGCCCGCGAGCGCTCTGCGGCTTCGTCGGGCAGTGTGTCGCCAAACAGATCGGGCTGGGCGTCTATCCGCTTCTGGCCCTTGGCCTGTGAGTGGTTCGTGCATTCGGGAGAGAACCATCCGAATGTCGTCTTGGGGAAGTATTTCGGGTGGATCTGCGACAGATCAGCGCAATAGTGGTCGGCATCCGGGTGGTTCTCGTTGTGCGTATCCACCGCTAGCTGCCAGTGGTTCGCCGCGCACCGGATCGAGACACCCGGAACCTGAATTGCGCCTGTGCTGGAACCGCCTGCACCGCAGAAGAAATCGGTCATCGAGATATGCAGGCTCATTCGCCACCGTCCAGCTTCTCGGCCCACTGCACCGCCACGGCCGCGACCTGCACCAGTTCGTCGACTAGCACTCGGCGCGCGGTTTGTTCGTAGCCCGCAACGTCTATGGCGTCTTCGAGGAGTGTCGCCGCCTCGATTGCTTCGGCGACTTCCTCGATAAGGATGTCCGCCCACGTGACGTGCCCGCACCTTGCGCGAGAGTCGGTACGCATCTTGGCTTCCGCTGCGGTCGGCACGCAATAGAACCGTGCAGCCGTCGTGGGGCCATAACCCAACATGTCTGGGTTGATGTTCTGGTGGTTCTGTTCGCCCCATTTGTCCTGTTGCCGTTGACGTTCGGCCGTGACGAGTTGGAGGACGAGTTCGGTGCTGGTCATCGGCGCGCACCCCGGTTCCAGAGTCCGTTGCGGGCGTGGAATGTGCCGGTGAATGGTTCGCCGCATCCGGCGGCGCCCCAAGCGGTGTGCGGGATGAACCGGTCGACGTCGAGGGTGCTGGTTTCGCCCCGTTCGGTGAAGATGAATCGGCCTCCGGGGCACCAGAACCCCCAGTCACGGGTTCGGGGCCCGGTGACGACGATGGTCCAGCAGCAGTCTTCGCGTTCCAGCAGCGACATCGGGTCATTCGACTTGGGCAGCTCGACGCGGTGCCGGGTTTTCGCTGCCCGGTAGGCGATGGACGCCCAGTGCCGTTTGATGCGTCGGCCGTCGGCGCGGTGCTCGTAGTAGTGGCCAGCCAGGACGAATGACCAGAACCACCATGGGTGGTCGTGCAGGGCGCGGTCGTCGTCGGATCGAATGAATTGGTGCAGGTAGATGTTCAGCCGCTTGTTACGTGGGATCAGATACCAGCGCAGCAGGTAGGGGTCGTCTTCACCGCCGATCGCTAGATGGTGCTGGCCTCGGATGAGCTTGCCGAACCACTGGCGCAAGGTCAGGTCTGGTGTTTCGGTCATTGTGGGGTTACCTCGTCGGTGAGGGGTTGGACACTGTCAGGGGGTTCGATGTTGGGGTCGCGGCCACCGAAGTAGCGCAGCCGCAACCCTTCTGGCGCATCTGGGGCCAGTGGTTCGCCTTCGACCATGGTTCGGTCCGTGTCCGGGTCGTATGTGACGGATACGACCCGGACCGGACGGCCTTCGAGGGTTTCGCCGAACTGCTGGCCGATGCTGAACTCGTCGGTGCGGTCGCCGACGAACTTCGCGCACCTCACGTGCCGCTGCCCGGTTCGGCCACGACCAGCGGTTCGGCCGTGGGCTGCGGTGGCAGCTCGTCGGGCAGCGCGGGCGCCGATAGCGGTGTCAAGGCGAACATTTCGCCGTGTTCACGCGCTAAATTGCTGAGCCATTGCAGGATTTCCGTGTCGACGGCGAGCGTGCCGAACGCCGGTGTCCTGCCGGGGTCGATCGCTTCGGCCAGCACCGGATGCTGTTCGCGCACCGCGGTTCTGCACGCTTCGAACGCTGGCGCCATCTCGGACACGAGCGGCACGTAGCCGAGCATGTGCCCCAACACGTCGTACACCTGTGACAGCAGGCAGAAGATGCGGTCGGGGTTCCCGATGGCGAGGGTGACGACGACACCGATCGGGAACTCGCGTGGCTCGACGCTGGTCACGCGATCCACCAGCCGGGCGAGGCGAGCATCGTGACGGCGCCGATGAATGCCGAGGTCAGCATGAACAGCGCGAAGGCTGCAGCGTTGCCGGCGGCTGCCTGGTGGCGGCGCCGCATCCGCCGTACCTTGCTGCGGCGCTGCAGTCGGCGAGCACGTTTCGAATCCCGGTTCCGTAGACGTCGTCGCCGGATATCGTCGACCGGAACGCTGCCCTGGTACATGCTCTTGTGCTGCAGCGCACCGAGGATCGCCAGTTCGTAGGCGTTGGGTTCCCGCACGGGTTCGGTGTCGGCGTGGTGGTGCGTGGTGGGGTGGACTACTTCAGCCCCATCCTCGGCAGAGTCGTCCACCTGGTCGCATACATCCTGCTCACCGTGGGTGTCCGAGTGGGCTAGTTCGTTGAGGACTTCGAGGTCGATGTCGTGCAGGTAGTCGCGGATCTTGTCGACGCCGTGCAGCTGCTCGGCTTGGCGGTGCCGCTGATAGTCGGTCATCCGTGACGGCTGCCGGACCGCACGCGCGGCCCGGCGCCGAGCACGGCTCGGATTACCCCTCATCGCTGAACTCCGGGCCCGTCTCCGCATCGTCTTCGTCGTCGATGACCTCGGCGTCGACGACGCTCTCGTCGCCCGTGGCCTCGGCGGACGGGACCGGGTTGCCGTCAACCACGTCCAGCATCGAGCCCTGGTTCTCGTCCGCACCTGCCGGCGCCTTCTGCCCTGGCAGTCCGACCCATTCGACCTTGAGGGTGCGTTTGTCGCGCATTTCGCCGTCTGCGGCCTCTACGACCTTCGACTCGATGCACCGGTACTTCACGAGCAGGGTGCCGCCCTCTTTGAGGCAGGGCGGGTTGTTGATCTTGATGTTGGTGGCGCGGAACCCGATGTACGCGTGCGGTTCTCCGTCGTCGATGTCGTCGAGCGCGTTGGTGGACTTCAGATCCTTGGGTTTGGTGGTGGCTCCCATGGCGGTGTTATCTCCTTGCGGTGGTGGTGGTTTCCGGCCCGGTCGGGTCGGTTGCGTCCGACGAGTTGTCGGCCGGGTCTAGGTGGGGATCGGTGACGGTCACGATGACGTCGCCGTCTTGGTCAGGCTTGGAAACCCAAACCGTCGCGTCAGGTCCGTATCCGGCCTGAATGGCGTTGACGGCGAACATGTGCACGGCACCGAGCGTCAACCCGCCTTTGGCGGTGAACTTTCCGGTGCGCGACATCAGTTCTGGTCGCTTTCGAGGCCGAGTTCGCCTTGCTCACCACCATCGGTGTCGGTGTTGGCGACGGCGTCGAGTTCGTCGGCTTCCCGTAGCGACCAGGCGTTGACATACTCGTTGATCTGCTGATCGAGCCTGCCCGCTTCCTTGAAGCCGTTGAGGGCGTTGACGATGGTGCGTAGTTCCTGGTCGGTCATGTCGGCGCGGTGCTCGAATAGCTCGGTTCGTCCGAGGATTCCGGCGATGACGATGAGCTGTTCGTCGCGGTCGGTGCATTCGGCTTTGTTCAGTGCGGCGAACATCGCCTTAAGCCACTTCTCGCGGGCGTCGGCGCTGAGTTCCCCCGCGGTCTCTGCCGCTTGCGCACTCTGCTGCGCGGCAGCTTCGGCTGCGCGCTCACGGAGTCGACTCGCTCCCTTCGCGCGCTGCGGCGGGGCTTGGCGTTCCTCGACGACCTCGCCGTCGATCACCGTCGGCTGCGCAGCATCCGTGAGGATCAGGCCGGCGAACTCGTTCGGGTAGGCGCGCCTGCATGCCGCCGCCTCGGCGCACTTGCCGATTTGGTTGCGCGGCATCTTCGCCCACATCGAGTTTGGTTCCTGCCCAACGACCTTGCGGCCCTGGCCGCTGCCCTCATAGACGTTGTTCGTCTGCACGAACTCGTCGAAATGCGCTACCGCAGTGAAGGGCTCACCGTTTCGGATAACGGTAAACTTCGCGGCGACCGGCGGGGTCTTGCCGGGCCAAACCTCTTTCCACTCCCCGTCGTCGCCGCAGTAGAACGGGCCTTCAACGGCCAGCGTGTCTCCGTTGTGGTGCGCGTACTCGCGGACCTTGCGCCGAAACCCGTCGATACCGGTTTGAATGGTGTACTTGGTGACGTACCGCTCAACCTTGCGTCGGCCGCCTTCCCCGTTGTCTAGCCACTCGGTGAGCTTGGTGTTACGGCCGATCATGTAGATCTCTTTGCGGAACGGATCGAGACCGGTGGTTTGGCAGACGTGAAAGAACACGTCCAGATCGCCGTCTGTGGCGTCCTCGATACCGAGCTGCCGCAATGCTGCGCGTTGGGCTTCGCTGAATCGGGCTTGCCCTGTGTGGATCGCGAGTTCCGTTCCGAGCGGCGCGGACACCGCTATCTCGCCGGCAGCCTGCGCCAACGGATCGGGCCAGATCTGGGCGGCGTGTTCATTGGCAACCTTCGTGGTGGTTTCGGTCATGACTGGTTGTCTCCGTTCAGGAATCGGATTTGTTCGGGGGTGACACCTTTGGCCGCATGGAGCGCGACCGAGCCTCTAGATTTCTGGCGGTGCGCGATCTTGACGCCGCCGAATTCGGCGCGCTTGTCGCGTTCCATGCGTTTCATGAGCATGTTTTTCGCGCCCTGATAGTTCTCTTCGGCGTGGTCGAATTCCTGTCTGGCCGTGACGAATTGCAGGGCCTCGGCAGCATCCAGGACCGTGGTCGCGCCGGCATCGATTTCGGGGTTCATCTCGCGGATGCAGCTGTAGGTGTGCACTGTGTTATCGAGGTCCGGTACCTTGTCGGACTTCAGCAGCCCCCAGAACTTCTGCGCTTCGTCGAGGATCCACGCCGCGGTGCTCGCGTCGAACTCGATTTCGTAGATGCGTTCGTTGTAGTACGGGCCCACCACCAGCAGATGCCCTGGCAGATCCGTCCAGCCGGTGAACAACATTTGCGTCATCACCTGGGCCGCATAGTCCTCCGGGCAATCACCGGTCAGGTCATCGCCAAACAGTTCCAGATCGTTGAAGTGCCGCGCCGACTTGAACTCGACCACCCGACGCGAACGGCCCCGCACACCGCGCCGGTCGACGGTGGCCACGCACGGAAACCCGAACTTGTCGGGGTCGATGTGCACCTGCACTTCACCTTCGGAAAGGCGCCAACCGAGGTTGCGGCGACGCCACCGGTTCGCGGCATACGCTTCGAGGTCGTGGCCGATGTCGAAAACCTCTTTGGGTGGTTCCGGATCGACCAATCCCTGCATGCGATGCCAGAGCCGGTACGCCGACTCGTAGCGGGAAACCCCGAGGATCGCAGCGACTTTCGACGGTGTGATGACCTTCGACCACTGCGCTGAACCCGGTTGCAGGAACTCGGGATCGCGTTTGGTGTAGACACCGGTGATACCGGTGGTGGGATTCGCGGTCATGATGCAATCGCCTCGCTGTCTGTGGGCCGCGCCCACGCGTAGGGCTTTCCGGACATTGGGCAGTTGCCGCCCGCCTTGTCGCTGTGCCAGCGCACCGCGCCGGCCACGGTCGAGACGATCGGCTTGCGGCATACCGGGCACAGCAGCGCTGCACGGCGGTTCATAGCGGCATCACCTTCAACATGTCGTCGACACAATCGAACTTCTGCCCGCAGTCGCATTCGGCCGGAAGGTCCAGCGCCTCACATGCTTTGGTGCATATATCGAGGCAGTCGTCACACATGGGCAACACCGGGTCAAGGCACCGTTTGACGGTGTAGTCGTATGAGTGGCACCGCACCATCCATTTCGCGGTGCGCCCGCACACTCTGCCGGCGTGCTGTTCGCAGTAGATCGACATGCATTCGCACGCCTTCCGCGGCATGGCGCCCACCAGATCCGCGACGTCGACGTCGAGCGCCGGGGCGGTCATGACGCTTTCCGTTTCCGGGTACGAGGCTTACGTCTCGTCGCGTGCGCATGCTCCAACAGCTGCGCGGTCAACCGAAGCTCGAAAACACTCCACGAGAAATGGACGTCTTCGCCGTAGACGTGGTTGACCTCGGCCAGCAGCGCCGCGGCACGCCACATCTTGTCCGCGGTATCCGGCGGTGGCGGTGGACGCCGAGGCATTCAGACCACCTCGCAAGCGGGTGTGGCGTCATCGATGTGCACCCACTTACCCGAAGCGCTGCCTAGGTAGACCTGTCGGCCGCACGGGCACTGTTTCGATCGCGCGGCGGGCGCGTTGGGTTGGCGACGGCGGGAAGTTTCACCGCCGTCGCCTGATCCGGTCACAGCCCCAGCGCTGTTTCCGGCTGCCTTGAGCGCGTCCCGGATTTCGCCGAGCACGGCCAGCAGTTCAGTTTCGAATGGTGTCAACGGTTTCGACGTGAGCCGGTCGCGCGCCTCCTGCGCGGCGACCTCCGCGGCACGCACATCGGCCGGGTTGGGTCCGAATCCCATCAGCGCTGCCCCTTCCCCACCATCGGCGGTACCGGGCAGCGGCCGAAAATCTCGGCGACACGGTTGTGCACCTGCATCCGCCACGGCCCTGCGTTCCACACACCTTGGGCGGTAACAGGTTTGGCGAGCACCTGATATCCACAGCCGCGCGGGCAATCCAGAGTTTCGGGCAATGTTTCGCGCGGGCACACTGTCGGCGCCGTCTTCGAAGTAGTCATAGGTCACCGTCTTGGCAATAGCTGTGGAGGTCATCCCAATCACGGATGGACTCGTAGTCGTCGCCGGTAAGAACGACTCGGCCATCGCTGGGTCGGATCTCGAAAACTGATCCACATACGCACTGCCCGAAGTAGATTGGCGGCGGCGCGAACGACGCTAGGTAGCCCAACTCGCTCACCTTGTCGAGGTGAGCATCGGCGTCGGCCAGGGCATCGAAGAACTTCTGCGGCGACGGTGACTCCGTCAGAGCGCGATGCAAGGTGTGGGCGATAGTGGTCATCGGACTGCGCTGCCGGGGTTGCAGTTCACGGTGACGTACGCGATGCGGTACGACACCGACCGCGTCCATGGCACACCGCCGCGCGAACCCGCTTGGCCCGTACTCGCCGCATCAGTGCCGCCACCGCCAGCTTTCGTGTCGCTGGTGGTGTCCGCCCACACCGTCGGCCCGATCCTGGTCGCGACGATCGTGCCGTCATGCGGATCGCAATCGCCGAACGTTTCGACGGTGACCCTGTATCCCTGATCAGTGAGTCGGGCGATGGCAGCATCGAGCGAGCCGTCGGGCTGCGCACTGATTTCGGGGCTGGACAGCAGGAACGCGGCTGCTATTGCGCCGACACCGGCGGCAATCAGTAGACGGGTATGACGAACAGAACTACGGTGTTGCATGCCGACTCCTCATCGAAGGGGTTGGTGTAGGGCGCTGGCGGTGGCGAACTGTGGTAGGGGCTGCTACCGCCAGCGTTTTTCAGTTGTGTTGCAATGGATTACGAAGCGAGCCTGCGTTGAGTCGTCGGCGTGGCACTGGCCAGACCTGCGATCGGTCGGGCATCACCGGCCGGTGTAGATGGCCGGGCGTCGCGTCGGCACTTTTCCAAGGCGTCCGCGATGTCCGAATCGGACATCCGCCACTTCCGTCCGACTTTGTAACCGCTGAACCGTCCAGACCGCAGCTGTTGGGCGAGCCATTCCGGCGAATTTCCGAAGTGCTCCGCAGCCTCTTCAAGCGGATAGGTGGACACGGTTGTCATGAGGCTTCGTCCCGGAGCCGTGTGGTCGTGGCGTCCGACGCCCGCGAACTCCACGCGGGACGTCGGACCCACGCCTTACCCTGCAACAACCGGGACGCCGTAAGGTGCGCGCCGGCTACATAACGGGTGACCGCCCGTGCAACGTAAGGAGCTTCAATGTCCGAACCATGGGAAGCCGAATCGCTCGGCGGCGGTCGGTTCAGATTCAAAAACACATCGGGTGACAAGCTCGCGATGATCGTGCTTGCGCCCGTGGACGGCGCCGAGGTTTCCGTGGACGACGGACCGGCTGACGACCCCCATGTGGTTCCAGCTCCTGTCGAGCCGGGAGACAGCTTCACGGCTGTGGTTCGTGGCGCTGGTGTTCGCATCACGTCCACCGCCGTTCCAGCGATGACCCATGTCTACTGGGAGCTGGGAGTGTCCTGATGTAGCGGTAGGTGGTGGCGTCCCAAACGCGGACCAAACCATCACCGTCATCAGTGACTGCTACGCCCGTCTCGCCGAGGCCGTTCACGAGACCCTGCTCCCCGCAAGTTCCTCGCGGACGACCTGCCGGATCAATTCGACGAGCGCAATGTCATTGCCGTCGTCGTCGACTCGGCGCTTCCGCTCCAGGACGCTAACGGGGCAGTTCAGAGCACGGGCGATCTTCTTGAGCATCTCGGGCGTCGGCAGGCGGCGCCCGTTTTCCAGATCACTCAGATGCGAGAGCGATATTCCGGAGCGCTTGTGCACTTCGGTAGGTGACGATCCGTCCTTCTCACGGACTACGCGGTATTCGGTCCATACGCCGTGGGGATGCGATGCGGGAGGCATGCACTTCAAGATAGTGCGTAGTGTTGCGTAGTGCAATACCCTTCGCGGTTTATCCTGCGAAGTGTCGCTGATCTGCAATGTTCGATAATCACAGCCGTGTAACTGCGAAGGTACGCGGAATCAGGAGAACTAGACTTCGCAGCACTTCGCGTAGCAGTCTGGTCGTATGTCAAGTACCGAGCCGCCCGCAGAGGCAGAGCTGATTCACCGTCTTCGGACGGGGTTCCGCCCTAGCCTCTCGATTCGAGCCGCCGCTAAGGAGGCCGAGATCAGCGAGGGCCGCTGGCGGCAGATCGAAAAGGGATACCAGCAGGTGACAAAAACGGTGCGGGCGCCGGTCCGCGCACCTGCTCAAACTCTTGCGCGTATGGCGCAAGCGGTTTCGGCCAGCCCTGATCAGCTTCGTGGCGCCAACCGGCCCGACGCAGCGGTCGAGCTAGAGCGTCTACTCCTCGCAAAGTCACCCGTATTTGGTGGCGAATCAAAGGACCCAAGAGCCGGGTTCACCGACGAAGATTGGGAAGAGGGCAAGGGCGATTTCGGCGCCACTGTGCACGCGGTTGCCGAAGTTGTGAACGCGATCCTTGCGCCGACGCCCTGGATGAATGCGGATGACATAGCCGACCTCGACCGCATGCGCCACGAGAACGAAAGACTGCCAGAGGTTCTCGCGCCATTTGTAAGAACGCCCGCCGGCGCGCGGCAATATATGCACCAACTGCTGAACATTCTCCGAGAGGCACGCGACCTATTTAACCGGGTGAACGCGCGTGAGCAGCTACCGAAAGGCCCGCCGGCGTCGCCGTGGGAGCAGGAGCAGCTACCGAGAAACATGCCGACGCCACCCTGGGAGGAGGAGCCAACCAGCAAGGGGCCCAACATCAGTACGCCTCGACCTAGTCAGCGCGTCGGTGGGTATCCACTATCGAACGAGCCACAGTCGCCTGCCCGACCCGGCATCGCTGAGCGTCTGCGCGGTTCTACCGGCCACGATGCCGTCCAACGTCGTGGCGATTGACTCTTCTTCCGATGCAGTCCAGGTCTCTTCCGGCCCCATCAGGTCTAAGGATCTATGGATCCTTGCGCGCGCCACTCGACGGCGCTCAGCTTCCGTATGAGCGATAATTGCAGATGACAGCTTTACATCCCCTGTAACTTCCGGGGCATAGGTACTACCATGTTCCATGACTGATTCCATTTCAGAGGTTCCGGTCGATGGATGCCCTTGGCCCTGCATGGCTGGGGGCATCCGCTATATGTCTAGGTAAATCGTCTACCCGGTATCCGGGGTTGTCTACTCACTCGCGAGACACGCCAAGAATCCCGCCAGTTCCAGCGAACGGGTCAATCGTAGGGATCCGAAGCCCCTGGCCGCTGCTGATATTTCAGCCATTTTTCACAACCGCCTTCCTTGCTCGTCTCATCGTCGCATGGGTTTTCGCGAACCTGAACGGTTAGAGGTTCCCACCGATAACGGTTCTGTGGTCGCGACACGCATTCGGACTGATATAGCTCGAACTTAACGCCCGCCTCGACTCGCGCTGCCGAGATCGCCCGCACGAGTTTCCGATACGGTTCCGACAACGGCAAGGGGCAGCGCACGTACAGGGCCGCGGATTGACCTGGTGCGGCGTTTTGCAAAGTTCACCCTGTCCATCGGTGTGTCGGTGCCTGCATCAGTACGGCTCCCTTCTGCTTGGTTCGCGGCGAACTCGCCGCATGTTGTCGTCCTCGAGCACGATCACACGAAATCGGACCGGGCGGTGAAGACACACCCCCTGTGGATAACTCAGTTCTCCGTGTTTTTCTCGCATGTAGACCACCGTATGGACGGCCCGCGAGATCTGACCACCACTCTCGCGGATGGGTTTTCGTCGTCACCCATCTAGTGCATCACAGGTTGCAGGGGGCTTCTCACCCCAAAATTCTGGGCTGGTCCCGCGCTGGCTGGCTACTGGCGCCTCATGGGCTAGACATCTTCATCACCCTCCCTGCCGAGTCCCCCGACCCTGTGAGCTGGCTGAAAACCAACTCAATCACCGGCAAACAACAAGCGTCAAGATCGTTGAGCGTCTACGTTTCTTGTGTGTTCGCGGGCAATGATCTTGGGTCATTCGTCCGCGCAGCACGCGCCCGAACTGGTATAAGCCAACGAGAGTTAGCCGATCGAACTGGCTACTCCGCTTCATGGATGCGGCAAGTCGAAGCCAACAGCCATACCCCGCCGGCCACCGCGCTCACTGCGATCGCGCAAGCGCTGAGGCTATCGTCATGGGAAACGCATTACCTCTATGCACTCGGGGGCAAGATGACCGCGGAGACCGCGATGCCGATATCAGACATCCGGCGATACCTGCAGGCCGTCAACCCTCACCCAGCCGCCTGGATGAGCGCGGCGTGGACCGTCGAAGAGGCCAACGACGAATTCATGCGCCTGTTTAAGGGCGTGTGGATCACACCCAATTTGGTGCACTGGCACTACCACTCCACCAAGGCCCTCGACGTCATCCAGAACTGGGACGAAACGTCCGAGTGGTGCGTTGGCCTGCTGCGATTCGGCCTGGCCGCAGCACCCACCGACCTCGGCTTACAGTCGGTCGTGCGTAGCCTCATGCCGATCAAAGTATTTAAGCGGCAATGGGATTCGCAGATCATCCCGATCGACCCCGCGACACGGCCGTGGGTACTCCGTGACCTCGATACCGCCGACATCGTCACCGTCGACATGAGGGCGTGGCGCTCGTCGATGCACGACGGCGTTCTGCTGTTCGGCGCAGTTACTGACCGTCAAGCCAGCTGAGCACCGCGTCACCCACACGCGGATCGAACGCGACGGTAATCGCTTGCCGTTCAGTCGCCAGCTCTACGAATTCAGTTGGACCGCCGAGATTTTCGGCGACCTCACGCCCGAACTCGATCGACACATAGAAGTCGCCGTTGCCGTGCACAATGAGCGTCGGACAGGTGATGGCGTGAAGCTCGTCAACGAACCGCGTACGACTAGCGAGGGCATCGGCCGCCGGACGATAGTCACGCCACGCTGACGCCTGCCAGCGTTCCAGCAGAGCGGTCGCCGCCTCGGGCGTACCCGTCGCGTACTGCGCCACCAGGTGGTACACCTCCGGATCAGGGCCATACGTGCACCACACATCCATGGACGCATCCAGCGCCGCGTTCTCGCTGACCGAAGCCGCATCCGCTGTGGGCCCAATGAGAATCAGCCGCTCGACCCGGGCGGGTGCCTTGAGCGCTGTGCGCAGCGCAACCACCGCGCCCTGTCCCTCCCCGAGGAACGTGAAGGTATCGATACCGAGGTGATCGGCAAGCGCGAGAGCATCATCGGCGACATCGAGGTAGTCGTAAGGCTGCTTGTCGTACACGGTTCTGCCGTGACCGCGAAGGTCGAACGCGATCACACGATATCCGTCGAGCCGGTCAGTCAGAGGCTCTAGCGAGACGGTGTCCATGAGCGTCGCGTGCGTCGCCAGGATGACTCGACCGCCTCCTCCGCTGTCGGTGTAGTGGATCGATTGCCCGTTCACGTCGATGTGCGGCATACCGGCAGAGTATTACTTCGACCAATGCGTCATGAACCCTTTCGAAGTTTGCGGCCCGCGTTATACGCTGCCGGCACGGGTCGGGGCCGTATCCACAGCAGGGGGCCCAATGACCGACGCGCCGAAACCGACCGCAGGCTGGTATCCCGACCCCTCAGGCAGCCCGCGTCAACGCTACTTCGACGGATCGAACTGGACAGACAATTACTCCGACGACGCGAAATGGGTTACGCAGCCTGAGAAGCGGAAGATCCCGCGCTGGCAGATTGCCGCCGCCGCGGCCGGATGCATCGTCGTTGTCCTCGTCATGGTCTCCGTCGCTGGACCCGATCGGCGCCCGCCGACGCCAACACGCATAACCGAGGCGGTGCCGGTGAATGCTGGGCCGAAGACGATGAGCCCATCCGAGTGCAAAGCACAAGCGGTGCCGAAGTGTGACGGCGTCTTCCGTGTGACCGATGGCGGATTCCTAAGCACTGGCCTGTTGACGGGTTGGATCCGAACCGAAGGACCGCTAACGGGCCGGTCGAGCTGCTACTGGAGCCGCTTGTCCGGGCCCGATGAATCGATCAACAACACAATCGCAACAGGTCGGCTGATCGAAGGCCAGTCGGCCACGGTCGAGATCAAGCCCGGCGACTACGCCTTCTCCACCCACGGCTGCCAGCCCTGGCAGAAGGTCGGATAGCCAGTCCAATCCGACACCTACCTGCCACCTAGAGCAATCTGCAGGTTACGAATACTGTTCAAGTGCCTCTTCTCTAATTTCACTTGGCCAAATGACATATCGCGACCCTTGGCAGGGAATATCACGTACCACATTCGCCCCTGAACTTGACTTGCCGCAATAATAGTTCCAGCGAAAGCCTCTCCTGTAGGCACCTTCTCCATAACATAGTTGTCTGGATACAACCGCACCCACTTCAGATATCCAAAAATTGTGAAGTTGCGTATTTGAGACCGATGTCCATCGGAGGTCTCAATGAAAACACCATCTTCTACTACATCCAAAACATGCACGTGTTGCCATTGAGGACTCTCCGGTTCAGGGTTACCCGAGTAGTACGCCTGCCGTATTAGCCCTGCACGCTCTGCCATGGGGTCCGATTTGCAGAGAATTTCAGTAGAACGCAACAATATGGCCCGGCTGTAAACATCAAAATCTGGGTAGGTGGGATGCCGCTTTCCGGCTTCGTCGAACAGAAACGCATCCGGCGGCAGGGGATCTAGAGGTGGAGTGTCCACGCCCAAATCAAGACTGCAGCCCCGGTCCACCCACGTGAGTTCTAAAAGAAGTACCCTGATGTGATCGGCCGGCTTGCCTGACATAGGCGTCAAGTTCGGGAACTGCTCGGCAAGCGGCTGCTCCCATTTCTTGAATTGATACAAATCAATGCCGTGATATTCAGCCTTGGCAATAGCGGTCTCCGAGTATCCCGTCGAGGACACGATCGCGCGATGCGTGACCGCCGGCATATCGTTGAACTTCGTAACCAATCCGTCCACATCGTTGACATTAAGTGGATCGGACCAATTCTTTACCTCGTAGCCCTTGAACGCATATAGACCATCGCCGGTGTCGACAGTGACAGTCACGTCAACGTCACGGACGCTCCCAGCAGCTTGGTCCGGAACCATATGACCTAATACAACATCGACGTTGACGGAGTGGCTATCCCACTTCAACGCACACAGGCCCACAAGGTACTGAACGAGCATCGGAGATAGCGGCAGCTTTTCAGACTTAGTCACCGTCTAAGTCGACCACTTTTCCGCTGCAGCCTCTCAGGAATTGGCAGATTATGGTGCGCCCAGAACGTCTAGCTCACCGGATCGTAAGCATGTTCGCGATCGCTTCTGCGGCTGCTTCGGCGCTCGTCCGGTCGATGTGCCCGTACAGATCGACCGTTGTCGTGATCGACTCATGACCTAGGTGCCGTTGAACCACAGGCAGCGGGACGCCGGCCAGGATCATCCAAGACGCGCAGGTGTGCCGCAGATCGTGGATACGGGGGCTCTGCGGCAACGCGGCCCGCTGCACCGCCGGCCACCACACATTGGCGCGGAAGTTCGGCGGGCGAACCGGGCCGCCCTCGGCGCGCCGACCGCGCCCGGAGTTTGTGAACAACCACTCTCCCGAGTAGGTCAGCTTCTCAAGGGTGCCCTTGCCCACGTTGATTGTTCGTTTCGACCTCGCCGTCTTCGGTGGTGCGAGGCGATACCCTCCCCCGCCGCGTCGCCACGCCTGCCAGATCCGGACCGTGCCTGCGTGCTGGTCGACGTCGTCGGGTCGCAGCGCCGTGGCTTCCGACAGTCGGCACCCCGACGCGACGAGGAACTCGGTGAACGGGCGCCATGGCTCGCTCACCTTGTCATTGAGTTCGGCGAACTGCTCTCGGGTCAGGAACACCATCTCCTGGGCATGCTTCTGCGGCAACCGGATACCCGCGGCCGGATTGGCTTTCAACTTCCCGGCCGTCACCGCGGCGGCCAATGCCCCGGACAGGAAGCCGTGTTTGTTCGCGATCGTCTTCGGGCTCGCTTCGTCCTCCTGCATCTGCAACACCCAGCCGGCGATGTCGTCGCGGCCGAGGTCAACGAGCGGGATGAGCCCGAGCGCAGGTTGGATGTCGTTTCGGAGGTACCGGTTGTAGTCCTCGATGGTGCGCTTGTCGACGCCGGTGAGGTGGTCGATGTGGTGTCGGATCCATCCGTCGACGGTCAGCTTCGTGCGGGGCGCTCTGCTGACTTTCAGTATCTCCAGTGCTCGCGCGGGACCGAGGCGGTTCATTAGCTCGCAGGCGTACTCGGCCTCTTGCTGGTCGTTAACTGACAGCGATGTTTGCTTGCCGTCGAGCCGGTAGAGGACCGAGAAATAGGGGCTGCCGTTGCCCCGGTATCGCGTGCGGATTGATGCCACGCGGTCAATGATATGTTGACGAAAGTGTTGACGGCAGGTCATCCGGTAAAAATCTACCGGCTGACCTGCCGTTTTCCGTGGAGCTGCCGGGAATTGAACCCGGGTCCAACGGCCCTTCAT